TCACCCGGTCTGGTCGAGGAGGTTCCCGAGGAGACCCTCAGTCGCCGCGGCGGCCCGCTTCCGCTGATCCTCCTGACTGTGGACGTACACGCTCATCGTGAAGCGCGGGTCGGCATGCCCGAGCAGGTCCGCGAGGGTACGCGGGTCTACCCCTTGAGCGATCAACCATGAGGCGTAGCTGTGCCTCAAGTCGTGCAGGCGGTGCCCGCTGGGCAGCCCGGCCTTCTTCAGGATCGAGCGGTACGCCCGCAGGAAGTTGTTCGGTCCAGTGGGGGTGCCGACCGTGGACGGGAAGATCCAGCCCGGATCGTCCCATCGAGGTGCGGCGGCCATTTCCAGCGCCTGGGCCTCCCGGTGCCGTTGGAGCAGCTGCAGCGTCGGTGTGGGCAGGTACAGGGTGCGGCGGCTGCCCTTGGTCTTGAGGTCGCCCACCACGACCTTGTTGATCTCGTTGATGACGGCGCGGCGGATGTGAATGGCGCCGCGCTCGACGACCTGACCGTCAGGCCCGGGCTCCTTCCACACGTCGAGGTCCTCCCACCTCAACCCGAGGAGTTCGCCGCGGCGTAGACCCAGGGCGAACGCGACGTGCAGCATCGGCGCCCAGCGGGTGCCCTGCGCGGCACGCAGGAGCTTGCCGGCGCCGTCCTGATCCATGGGTTTCGCGGCCTTCGGTCGGGCGATGCGGGGCATCTCGGCGAGCTCTCCGGGACTGGAGGGGATCATCTCGTAGCGCACGGCGCGCTTGAGGGCATTGTTGAGGAAGGTGCGGACGTGCGCGACGGTGCTGTGCGAGTACCCGTCAGCGGCGAGCGCGCGGTAGAGACGTTCGAGGTCGCTGGCTCGGAGGTCGCGCAAGTTCACGCGGTCGAGCGGCCGGGCGAGTTCGAGGTATGTACGGTACTTGTGCAGGGTGTTCTCGCGGCGGTCCGTGCCGGTGAAGCTGTCGACGTAGTCCGCGAGCCACGCGCCGAGCGGCACGTGCCCCTGCCGGACCATCTCGCCTTTGCCGTGCTTGATCTGCAACTCGGCGAGCTTCATCGCGGCGGCAGCCTTCGTCGGGCCGTACACGCTCTTCGTGATCTGCTTGCCGCCGTCGTCGTACCCGACGGTGAGGCGCCCTTCCCAGCTGCCGTTCTTGCGCTGTCGGAGGTTGCCTTCACCGTTGGTGCGGACGCGGCGGCGTGGCTTCTTACGTGGTGTGGGTTTGGTCATTGGGCGGGGAAGGGGGCCTCACGGTACACGGTGACAGTGCCGTTCGGGTCGAGCGTGAGCCGCGCCCACGGGACGGAAGAATTGTCCTGTGTCTTGCGGGCGTACAGGTCGAGCGGTTTCGTCGGGTCGTACGTGACGACGCTGGCCTTACCGTCGAAGACGAGCGGGGTGAGGGCAGTGCCGGGCTGCTGCGCGGCGATGACGATGCCGCTCGGCACGTCGCGGTAGCGAGGCACGAAGGTGACCTGACCGGGGGTGGTGAAGTCGAGGGCGCCGGTACCGGAGAAGGAGTCGGCAGGTCCGTACGCTTCGGGAACGAAGCGGGCGAGCGCCGCGGCAAGCGTGGGCTGCTTGACGGTGAGGGTGTTCGCAGTGGAGACGAAGGATCCGTCGGTGCACAGCAGGCGGTAGTTGTCCCGGTTGACGGTGACGTTGCGGGTGGGTTCGGGGAACTTCGCGGGCACCGTGTACTCGAGGCGGCCCTGGTAGCTGATTTTCGCGCTGGCACACTCGGCGGTGTTGTCGTAGCCGGGCGGCGTGACGAGGTCCGGGTCGGCAGTGCGTGACTGGAGAGGGACGGTCGCCGTGCCGAATGGCGTGCTGACAGTGGCGCTGGGCGCGCACGAGGTGACGGCGACGGCGATGAGGGCGGACAGGATGACCTTGTACATGGGCGCTCCTAGACTCTGCGGAGGTGAGTGTCGTCGGTGTACACGGCGTAGATGCGTCCCAGCATCCGGTAGTCGCGGATGTTCGTGATGGGGTCGTAGTCCCGGTTGTTGCTCAAGAGGGCGCGGCGGCCGTGGTAGAGGCCGAGGCGTTTGGCGATCAGTTCGTTCCACGGGTCGATCCAGGCGTAGACCTTGTCGTAGCGGGTGAAGAGGTCGTGCCGGTCCACGAGGACGTATTCGCCGTCACGGATGCCGCGTTCGGTGCCGTCGTCCATGCTGTGTCCGGTGACTTGATAGATTTCGAGGCCAGGCCGGTCGAGCTCGCGGGGGATGGGAAGGTAGAGGCGGTCGGTGCGGTCGAAGCCGCTGGGTCCGCTTGGTGTTCCCGCTGAGACGACACCGTAAACGGGCACCGCGATCCTGTGCCGAACATAACGAGAGGGTGAAGACGTGGACGGGACGCTGACGCTCATTCAGGAACCTCCTGGGCTCAGTTCTTGTGCGAGCTCGTGCTGCGGTCGCTAGTGACGCGGTACACACGGCCCAGCACGGGAATGCCCGGCGGGATGGGGTCGAGGTTGCGGTTGTCGGCGATCCAGGCGTGACCAAAAGGCGTGGTGCCCCAGCGGCGTAGTCGTGGGCGGTCCGAGGCGAGGACGAGGTAGACGTCGCCCTCGACGGGCTGAACCTGGTCGAGGTTCACGTAGGCGTGCTCGCCAGGGCGGATCGCGGTGGGGGTGGACGCGTCCATGTCGGGGACGTCCACGCGGTAGATGCGGAAGCGGGGCGGGTGGACGCCTCGCACGATCTCCACGCCGGGCAGTGGCTCGGTCGTGGGGCTGCCCGCGCCGAGAAGGGGGTACACGCGGGCGGTCTGGTCTCCTACGGGGACGAGGTTGCCGCCGGTGCCGAGGTCGAGGCCGGTGGCGAGCTGCAGCTCGGCCAGCGTCCAGCCGAGGGCGCGCGCGAGCGCGAGAACCCGGCCGTAGCCCATGTTGAGGAGGTGCACTCTGCCGGTTTCGGCGTCAGCGACGTTGGACTGGGTGAGGTAGTCTCGGCCCTGGTCGTCCTGCCCGCCGTCTTCGGCGAGCTGGGTTTGCGTGCGGCCCAGTTCGACCCGTCGGAGCGCGATGGCGCGCGCCCACTTGGGGACGTCGGGACGGTTCTTGCTGACTCTCGGCATAGTGGGCGAGTACATGGCGTACTGGTACGAGAACGATACTCGCCGGGTTGCACCATTCTCAAAGGTTCAGTCCAGACATGACCACTTGTAAAACGTTTTAAAACATCTAGAATGGACGTATGCGGATGACTCAGTTGCGACGGCTGCGCGAGGCCAAGGGCATGCGTCAGGAGCGTCTCGCCGCAGACGCGGAGGTCTCGATCTCCACCATCCGGGCTCACGAGTCCGGACGCGCGCAGGGCGTCGAAACCAAGACCGCTGAAGCGATCGCGCGCGTGCTGGACGTTCCTGTACACGAACTTTTTTTTGACCCGTCTACGTTTAAAAACGTAGAAAATGGACAGGAAGTAAGCGCGTGAGCCTCGACCAGACCTTCACCGACACCATCGAAGGCGCGCTCGAACGCGTCCTCACCCGCGTCCTCCCGAGCCTCGTGGCACCCCAGACGGCCACGAAGCTCGCCTACTCCGTGCCGGAAGTCGCCGAGCAGTGCTCCATGAGCGAACACGAAGTCTACGAGCTCCTCCGCGCCGGAACCCTCCAGGGTATCCGCGGCGCGAAGGGCAAGTGGATCGTCCCGCACCAGCACCTCATGAGCTACCTGCTCGGCACGGCCGTCACGACCACCCTCACCGACACCGCCCGCTCGGGCGTGCGGCAGCGCAAGGCATCGGGCCAGCGCTGAAACGAACAACCGCGCCCTGTGGGGTTACGGCCCAGGCGCGGCAGATCGGAGTTACACATGAACGATAGCACGAGCACCCCCCTCCGTTTCGTCAGCGTCGTCGCGCAGGCCACGGACCAGATGCACGCCAAGGGTCTGACGAGCGTCGAGTACCGCCTCTTCGTTCGCGACTGGACCGACGGTCCCCGGTCCAGCTACCGCGTGAAGATCACCGCCGAAGGTGCCGTCAGCGTGGACGGACGTGTCGTCGACGCCTGGCACGCCGAGCTCTGGACGGCCTGCCTTCAGACGGCCATCTGCAACGGCGACGTCGAGCTCATCGAGAAGGTGGCCGCGTGATGCTGCGCCGTCACTCCCCGCTGGCCGCCGGCGAACTGGACCGCGTCGTCACGCGGCTCAGCACCAGCGACAGCCGCGGCCTGCGCGTCAACCTGTCCCACGTCCAGCGGGTCCGGGACGCGCAGGACGGTCTCCTCGACCTCCCGACGAGCGTCAGCGGCGAACGCAAGACGGTCGCGGTCGTGCTGCTCGCCACCCTCTACATCGTCAGCGTCGTAGCGTTCGCGCTGCTGTACACCAGCCACCTCGACAGCGGCAGCGTGCGCCTCCTCGGCGCGGTCGCCCTCGCGAGCAGCTGCACCTGCGCGGTCGCGTTGCTCCTCGCGCTGTTTTGTCAGCCCGTCACGTCCGGAGGTGACCTGTGACCGCCCACGTCCAGAGCGGCGCGACGTTCTCGCGCGCAGAGCCTGTCTTCGTCGTCGAGTTCCACATGCAGCACACCGTGCGCATGAGCAGCGCCGGGCAGCACGACACGCACGCGAGACCCAGCAAGCACTTCACGCTCGCCGTCGTCGAGCCGACCGATCCGCTCGCGCTCGAACCGCGTCACCTGCTGCAGATCTCGTGCCACCAGACCGGCGTGACCGGCGTAAGCGACGGCACCGTCACGCGCAGTTTCGTCGCGCCGACCGACGCGGACCTCGTGCTCGCCGTCAAGCCCTTCGTGGAGCGTCTCGTGCCCGGCCCCGCCGCCCGCACCGCTCTCGACCTGCTGCGCCGCGCCATCTGGGCGTACCGCTGACCCGGAGGAAGCCGTGAATCGAAGCGAGAACATCACCAACATCGCGGGCGCCCTCGTCGCCGCGCAGGGACAGCTGCAGGTCGCCGTGAAGGACAGCACCAACCCCGCCTTCCGCTCCCGGTACGCCGACCTCGGCGCGGTCTGGGAAGCTGCGCGGCCCGCCCTGCAGGCGAACGGCCTGAGCGTCGTGCAGATGCCGATGCCCTGCGAGCCCGGGCATGCCGCGCTGGAGACCGTGCTGCTGCATCAGAGCGGCGAGTACCTCAGCAGCGTCAGCCAGACGCGCCTCGTGAAGGACGACCCGCAGGGCTACGGCAGCGCCATCACGTACCTGCGCCGTTACGCCATGAGCGCCATCCTCGGCATCGTCGCGGACGACGACGACGGCAACGCCGCGAGCGGTCAGCGTCCGCCCGTCAGCACCACCCGCACGCAGGGGCAGCGCGGCACCACGCCGCCCAAGGAGACCGCCGCCGAGGTCGAGAAACGCCAGGCGCTGGAGAAGGGCGCGAGCATGATTGGCGACGTCGCCGCGAAGCTCCGCGCGCAGGGTCGTGGCAAGCACGTCGAAGAGATCCTCGCGCGGCACGAATGGCGGACGGACGTCGAGGCGGCGCGCGCCGCGTACTCGGAACTCGCCGCGCTCGCGAAGCGCTCGGCCGCCGCCACACCCGACGCGGGCGCCCCTCAGAACCCCGACGCGCCCCGCATCACGGAGGGGCAACGCAAGGCGCTCATGGCGCACCTGAACCGCATGGGCTGGCGTGACGAGGACCGCGCCGCGCGGCTCGCGTGGATCAGCAGCAAGGTCAAGCGGACGATCAGCAGCACGAAGGACCTCACCGCCGAGGAAGCGCAGCACTTCCTCGACCACATGAGCACCGCGAGCAACACCGCCCTCGCGGAGACGCGCACGTCCTTCCTGCAGGCCCACAACTGACCCTCCGGGGCCAGCCTCGCGCTGGCCCCGTTTCATCCCTCATCGGAGCCGCCATGCAAACTTTCAGCCCTGAAAATCCGAGTGACAACCTCGCTCTGCGCGAGCTCGCGCAGTTCCCCATCTGGGTCGTGTGGGCCTACGAGGACCGCCCGAATCGCGCGGGCGTCACGAAGCGCACGAAGAGCCCCTACCAGCCGCGCGCTCCCCGGTTCGGCGCGCGCAGCAACGACCCGCGAACCTGGGCGAGCTACGACCTCGCCGTGAAGGTCTGCGAGCGTCACGGCTTCGACGGCGTCGGCTTCAACGTGCACGCCACCGGCTACCTCGGCCTCGACTTCGACTGGAAGGACTGGGACGGCGAGGGCGTCCCGGGCGTCGTGCAGGACATGATCGACCGCGCGGGCAGTTACGCCGAGATCACGCCCAGCGGGCGGGGCGCGCGCGTCATCCTGCGCGGTCACCTGCCCGAAGGCGTCCGGCACAAGGTGCGCCTGGACGTGGGCGTCGAGCTCGAAGCGTACTGCTCGGGAAGGTTCTTCACGATCACCGGGAACGCCATCACCCCGCACTCCATCACGGACGGCGCTGGCTTCGTCGAGGAGCTCGTCCGGACGGTCCTCGCGCCTGCACCTCGCGTGTCCCGCGCCACGCCCGTCACGGGCCGCCTGAGCGGCACGGTGAACCTGTCCGACGCGCAGGTGTGGCAGCGGATGTTCGACAGCAAGAGCGGCGCCGCAATTCGCGCGCTCGCCACGGGCGACGTCAGCGCCCACGGCGGGGACCACAGCGCCGCTGACTTCGCACTGTGCGGCCACCTCGCGTTCTGGACGGGCGGGGACGCCGCGCGCATGGACGCGCTGTTCCGGCAGACGGGCCTCATGCGCGACAAGTGGGACGAGAAGCACTACGCGGACGGCGCCACGTACGGGCAGCGCACCATCGAGCGCGTCCTCGCCCGCTGGGATGGCCGATCGTACAGCGAGCCGCGCGGCCCCCTCATCCCGCAGGACATCGTCGAGGGCAGCCGCAGCCTGTGGGAGGCGCATTACGAGGACGTCCTCGACCGCGCCATCAGCTTCATCGGTGGTCTGCCCGGCCACCCGAACAGCAAGACCGCCCTCGCGGAGCTCATCGCGGACGTGTACGTCGCCGCCGCGAGCGGCAACATCGAACCGCGCGGCGAGCACCTCGCGGTGATGGTAGGCGGCACGATCGGCCTGTCCGCTCTCGGTCGGGGCCGCCCCGTGGACATCAGCGCGCGGCTTCAGCATGCGAGCTCGCTCGGGCTGCTCGGCCGTGTCGAGCGGCGCGACCCCAGCGACCCTCGCAGCCCCCTCGTCATCAGCGTGCCCCTCGACCCGCGCTTCCTGGCGTTCCTGCGCTTCACCGAGGAGCACCGAAAAAGTCTCGCGGTGAAACCGCAGACGTACGCCGTCAGACGCGCCGCGAGGGTCACCGACACCACCCGAACTCCTACCTGTGAGGCTACGCCTATGGTGTCGGTGCCGCCCGCGACGCCGCTCGCGCAGGCCCGCCTCACCGCCGCGATGCTGTCCCGTACGCCCGGCCTGACGCCGGAGCAGCTGGCGCTTCGTGCGGGCCGCAGCGTCGATCGGGTGCGCGCGGACCTCTCGACGCTCGCCGAGCGTGGCTACCTCACCCGTGACGGCGCCCTCGCGTGCCCCCTGCGGGCGTACTGGGCGGACGCGCAACGTGAAGTGGAAGTCGAGACGCGCGCCCGGCATCGCCTCGCGGACAGCTTGGAGCGCGCGCGGCAGTGGGCGTTGCGCTCGCAGACCCTCGCGCGGCTCGGCGTTCGTAGTGAGCAGCGCGTCCTGAAGTACCGCCGGGCCCTCGAACGTCGCGCCGAAGCGGGCCTCGACGCGCTCGCCGCCGGTGAGCCGATGCGGGTCGTTCTGGGGGTGGACGCATGAACGCGCCGCTCCTGACGGTCCCGCCGGTCGGCATCAAGCTCCGCGACTACCAGGCGAACGGCATCCAGCGGGTGCGGGCGCTGCTCGCGCAGGGCAAGCGCCGCGTGCTCCTCACCGCCCCGACCGGGACGGGGAAGATGGTGTTCGCCGCGGAGATCATCCGGCGCGCGGTGGAGCGTGGTGGGACGGCGCTCTTCGTGGCGCATCGCCGCGAGCTGATCCAGCAGTGCAGCGACAAGCTCACGCTGCTCGGTGTGCGGCACGGGCTGATCCTGCCGGGTCACAAGCCCAGCAACCTCGAACAGGCTTTCGTCGGGACGGTCCCGTCGTACCGCGCGCGGCTCAAGGCGGGCAGTTTCGACCCGCTCAACGTCACGGTGATCGTCACGGACGAGTGCCACCACGCGACCGCCGCGACGTACCGCGACCTGTACGACCGCTTCCCGAACGCCGTGCACGTCGGGCTGACCGCCACGCCCACCCGCACGGACGGCGCGGGACTCGGGGACGTGTACGAGGAGCTCGTGCAGGCCATCACGTACGCGCAGGCCTTCGAAGCCAACTACCTCGTGCGGCCCCGCTACTACGCGCCCAGCAACCCGGACCTCGAAGGGGTCCGCACGGTCGGCGGGGACTACAGCGACGACGATCTCGAAGCGGTCATGAACCGCCCGCAGATCGTGGGCGACATCGTCACGCACTTCGCGCGCCTCGCCGGGGACCGGCAGGGCATCGTCTTCGCGACGACCGTGCGGCACTCCATCGCCCTGCGCGACGCGTTCGTTCGTGCGGGGATCAATGCCATGCACATCGACGGCACCACCCCGACGGACGTCCGTGACGAGCTGATGGCGGCCTTCCGCGCGGGCGAGTACCAGGTGACGACGAACGTCGCCGTCGCCACGGAGGGTCTCGACGTGCCGAACATCGGCGTCGTCGTGATGGCGCGGCCCACGAAGAGCCCCATCCTGCATCTGCAGTGTCTCGGGCGTGGCCTGCGCCCGAGCGAGGGGAAGGATCACTGTCTCGTGCTGGACCACGCGGGGAACACGCTGCGGCTCGGTCCGGTGGAGGAGTACGAGACGTGGACGCTGGAGACGGGGAAGGGCGCGAACACGAAGAAGCGCAAGCCCGCGGAGCCCCGCGACCCGAAAGAGGTCACGTGTGAGGCGTGCTGCGCGATCTTCTTCGGCTCGAAGGTCTGCCCGGCCTGCGGCCACGTGCACGCCCGCGAACGCGCCCCGCAGGACGTGGACGTCCTCGACGGAGAGCTCACGGAGTTCCGCACGGGCCGCCGCGAGAAGGTCAGCCTCGAGGAGAAGCGCACGTGGTACCGGATGCTCCTCGGACTCGCCGCGGCGTGGGACAAGAAGCCCGGCTGGGCGTACTACGCGTACCGCGCGCGGTTCGGCGTGTCGCCCATCTGGGGCAGCGGCACCACGCAGCCCATGCCCGCGTCGCCCGAGGTGATTGCGTGGGCGACGAAGTACCGCCGTGAAGCGCGCCGGGCGTGGAAGGCGCAGCAGGACGCGCAGGCCTCGCAGAGCGCCGGGAGGGCCTGGTGAGCCCTCACACGGACAAGGTGCGGGAGACGCCGCACGTGCCGAAGTGGTACGCGTCGCACTTCCTCCTCGCGCTGGACGCGGACGGCTGCCTGTACTCGACGAGCATCGACCGGGAGGGCGTCACGGACGTGTTCGTGCGGGTCCATGAACGCGCGGGCCGTGACGTCGTCCGGGTCACCGTAGACGAGGCCGTCGAGCGAATCCGGCCGAAGCCGCCCGTCCTGCCCGCCCTGCCGCTCGGCGCGATGCGCCAGCCGAGCCTGTTTGACCTCGGAGGTGAGGCATGAAGCGCGCCGTTCAGCCCGAACAGTTGCTGCCGCTCTTCACGTACCTGCACCCCGGGAAGCACGCGCTCGAAGGGAAGCTCATCGTGGACCTCTTCGCGGGCGGTGGCGGCGTCAGCCTCGGCATCGAGCACGCCCTCGGACGCTCCCCCGACGTCGCCGTCAACCATGACGAAGCCGCCGTCGCCATGCACCAGATCAACCACCCGTACACGCGGCACTACCGTGAGGACGTCTTTGAGGTGGACCCGCGCGAAGCGACCGGCGGGAAGCCCGTCGCGTTGCTGTGGCTCTCCCCGGACTGCAAGCACCACTCCCGCGCGAAGGGCGGGAAGCCCGTGGACCGCAACATCCGCTCGCTCGCGTGGGTCGCGTGCCGCTGGGCGGGCCAGGTGCGTCCGGACGTCATCATCCTCGAAAACGTCCCGGAGTTCGCCAAGTGGACCGGCCTCGTCGCGAAGCGTGAACGAGCGAAGGACGCGCCGTGGCCGAACCGCCCGAAGCGCCGCCGCAAGCCCGGCACGCCCCGACAGAACCCGCCGCGCGGACCCGTCCAGTACGACGAGGACGGCTGCATGCAGCTCGTCGCGGACAAGCGCAAGAGCCGCGAGGGCCGCATTCACCGCGCGTTCGTGCGGCACCTCGAACGGCTCGGGTACGTCGTGGAGTCTCGCGTGATGCGCGCCGACCGCTACGGCGTGCCCACCATCCGCGAACGGTTCTTCCTCATCGCCCGGTGTGACGGTCAGGCGATCCGCTGGCCCGAACCGACGCATGGGCCCGGCCTGCTGCCCGTCCGAACCGCCGCGGAGTGCATCGACTGGAGCATTCCCGTGCCCAGCATCTTCGACCGCGCGCGCCAGGGGAAGGGCCGGAAGGATCTGGAGCCCGCGACGTTGCGGCGCATCGCGAAGGGCATCGACAAGTTCGTCCTCGGCGAGCGCCGCCCGTTCATTGCCCCGATGAGCTTCGAGAACGCGCCCTGCGCCGTGGACGCTCCCGCGCACACCGTCACGACGCAGGGCAACAAGCTCAGCCTCGTCACGCCGTACCTCACGCCGCGCTACGGAGAGCGTGACGGGCAGGCGCCGCGCGCGCAGAGCGTCGAGGCGCCCCTGCCGACCGTCGTGACGAGCGGGAACGGCGCGCGTCTCGCCGCTGCAAGTCTCACGCCCGTCATGTTGCAGATTGACCACCAGAGCAGTCCGAGCGGCGCGTCGAGCGCAGCGTCTCCGCTCACGACGATCACCGCGAAGCAACGGCACGGCGTCGCAGCGGCGCACATCACGAAGTATCGGCAGAACAGCACCGGTCTGCATCCTGAGGAGCCGCTGCACACCGTGTGCGGTGGAGGGGACGACCGCTCGACCGGATGTCAGTACGGCGTCGTCAGCGCGTTCTTCAGCCCGTACTACGGCGGCGGGAACGACGACCCGAACCGCAGCGTCGAAGCGCCCGCCGGGACCGTCACGGCGCAGGATCACCACGCGCTCGTCACGGCGACGCTCGTCCAGTACAACGGCACCACCGACGCGAAACCCGTCGACGAGGGGCTGCCCACCGCGAGCACCCGCGACCGCTTCGGCCTCGTGACAGGGCACGTGCTGCGCCAGTACGGCACGAGCGACGCGCGCGACGCGAGCGAACCGCTCGGGAGCCTCACCACGAACGTGAAGGACGGCGTCATCACCACGCATGCGGCGCTCGCGCTGGACGATGTGACGCTCGCGAGCGCCCGGCGGGTGTTCGCCTTCCTGGAAACGCACTGCCCGGCCGCACTGGACAAGCTCGACCCCGCCGACCGCGCCGCGCGGCTCGTGACGCTCGTCCTCGACGGGGAGAAGTACGTCCTGTGGGACATCGGCATGCGGATGCTCGAACCGCGCGAGCTGTACCGCTGCCAGGGCTTCCCCGACTCATACGTCATCGACTTCCTCTTCCAGGGCCGTCCGCTCTCGAAGGCCGTGCAGGTCGAGAAGTGCGGCAACAGCGTCCCGCCCGGCCTCGTGACCGCCCTCGTCGAAGCGCAGTTCACTCAGCCTGCCCAGCAGGCCGCCGACTGATGCCCTTAGCTCGAAAGGAGACCAGCATGCAGCACCACGTGTCCCTGTCCGCCCGCATCGCCGACCTCGAACGCCTCGCGACCCTCGTGCCGAGCCTCGAAGACGAACAGCTCGCGGACGAGCGGATCCTCACGGAAGTGCAGGCGCGCATGGCCGTCCGCGCCGAGCAGCTCGCGGTGGGACGGCAGGCGGACCTGCAGCTGCGGCACCTCGCGCAGCTCGTCGGGGCGTTCCTCGACGGTGACGCCGTCGTCGTAGAAGTCACGGGCGGGGTGGAGGAGACACCCACCGCCGAGGACGAGCATGTCGAGGTCACGCACGAGGACGTCGGCCCGATCACGCTGCCCCTGACGGACCTGAAGGAACCCTCGGACGATTCGGTGGGTTCGGACATCTCGGACAGCCCGGCGCTGGACGCCACGGACCGCGAGGAGACGCTCGCTGTCGAGGAGGACGTCCACCGGCAGCCGACGTCGGACGATTCGGTGGACGCGGCACAGGCGATGGAGGAACGCGTCCGGACGTACTTCGGCTCGCTCGTCGGGAGCGTCACGCGTCGGCAGATCGAGGAAGCATGTCACGTGTCGCAGAGCGGCGCGAACACCATCCTCCTGAAGCTCACTCGCGCGGGCTTCCTCGTGCGGGACGAGTCCAGCATGCCGTACACGTACGCCCTCAACCCCGCCGAGCGGGAGGCGCGCAACGCGCAGCGCGCGGAGACGGTGCCCGTCACGCACACCACGCTCACCGTGATGCCCGCCGGACTCAACGGTGAGGAGCGCGCCGTGTTCGACCTCATCCGGCACGAACAGCACGGCCTCACCGCGAAACTCGTCGCGGCCCGCCTGAACTGGACGTACTCCCGCACGAACGGCGTGATCGGCCGCATGGTCGACCGCTACCTGCTGCGCGGCACCAACGACCGCTTCGTCGCGATCCGCACGAGCGACAGCGCCGCCGACTGACCGCCCCTCGCGGGGGCGGCCCCGGTCGCCCCCTAAAACTTTCAGACCTGAAAAACGGAGGCCCCTGTGACCCGCATCGAGCATCACCACGTCATCAAGCAAGACCTCGAACTCCGCGCCGACGCGCTCGCCGTCCGGCAGAAGGGCCACCGCGAGCAGGGCCATGAGATCGCCCGGGACGCGTATCAGCTGTACCTCGACTTCACGCGGGAACGCGGACGTGGCTTCTACAGCTGGTACAGCGTCCGCACGGGCCGCAGCACCGGCACCATCAGCCGGGACGTCCGCATCGGCGCCGCCCTCACGGAAGGCATGGCCGCCGAGACGGACGAGGAGCTGCACGCCGCCGGGCAGGCCCTGATCGACCAGGCCGTCCCGGTCCAGCAGGTCCGGAAGGAAGTCACGACCGGCAAGGTGCGCGCCGCGACGAAGGAACGCGCCGGGAAAGGCCTCACCGAGATTCGCGTCCCGACCGGCGAGGCGGACACCCTCGCGCGGGCCATCGAGACGGCCCGGCACGTCAGCCCCACCGAGGCGCTCGCGGACCCCGAGGCGACCGCGCGGCTCGCGCGTGGTTGGCTCGCGCTGCCAGACAGCCTCCGGCATGCCGCGCTCGCTGCGGAAACCACCGGGGAGGACGTCATGGGCGCCCTCATCAAGGTCATCGACGAAGCGCGCGACTACCGCGCGTGGCTCGCAACGCAGCCCTGCGCGGTGTGCGGCCTGACGGGCGTGCAGCTGCATCACCTGCGCCTCCCGGACCTGCCCGGCACGCCCGGCCTCCGGCGCTTCCGTGACCAGTCGAACGACCTGCTGCTGCCCCTGTGCGCCGCGCATCACCAGGACGCGCGGGACGCCGCGCACCGCATGAGTCAGGACGACTGGAGCGCCTCGCACTTCGAACGCGCGGACGCCGCGTACGTCCTCGGCGCCCGCTACCTCACCGCGTTCGTCGTGGAGCGCGACCGTCCCGCCCAGCGCGCCCTCACCACGAAGGGAGACGCCGCATGAGCCGACGCAAACCCAACCCCGACGCGCCCCGCACAGCCCTCAGCAGCTACGTCTACCTCCGCGACGCGTACATCGAGGCTCTGAAGGGCACGAACTTCAGCAGCGTCCACGACGCCGTCAAGGCCGGGCACCTCACGGACTTCGAGTGGTGCGAGATCCTCGCGCGGCACCGCGCCGTCGCCGAGGAGGCCGGCACGATCGTGCAGCTCGCGCACGGCCGCTCCCGTACCCGGGGCGCCGCATGATGGGCCTTCGTGCGCATGCTCAGCGTCGACCGTCAGTCGTCGTTCGCGGTCGACATCTGCGCGAGGGCGCGCAGGTCATTGAGATCCTCCACCAGCATCGAGATGGGCAGGAAATCGGCGGCTGGAACGTGCCTCAGGGTCAGCGTGATGAGGTCGCCCATGGTGGGCTCTTTGGCTTGGCGCACCACATTCCTGAAGGTCGCGCTGAGGCCAAAGCGCTTCACGGCGGCGCGTGGGACGTCGAACAGGGTCAGGATTTCGCGAGCGTGTCGCGTGGCGGGTGTCTCGTGCATTTGGAGCTCCGGTCGTGCGGGCGTCAAGGTGCAGCGCACCTCAAGATTAAGGCTGCATTAACAATAGCTCTTTCCTGCCCACAACGCACGGAACCTCATGAGTGCCACAGCGCAGAAAGCGAGCGGCGAGCATGACCACGCCGAACAATGCCGAACTGCTCGCCCTCTGGCCGGAACTCGCGCAGCGCGACCCGGAGCGCTTTCACGTCGTCGCGAAGGGAACGGTGCTGGAGGAGCGCGCGGGGCAGCCGTACGCGGTCGCCGGGGCGGACTCGTACACGTTCCGTCTGGACGATGGGTGGCGGGTGTTCCTGCCGGGCAGCGAGTGGCTGGTGATCGGCGCGGTCACGCAGGCAGCGCATGGGCGAGGCTGGCGCTGCGGCTTCACTACGGGGCGAGAGCGGGACAAGGGCGCTTTTGAGGTGTGGATGATCGCGTCAGGTCAGATCGAGCGGTACCGCGACGACCTGGCCCTCGCGTTCGCACAGGCCTACGTCGCGGCGCTCCGGTACGAGGAGCGTGCGTCATGACGTCAGGACTGGTCAGGGTCGCAGCAGCACGGGCCGATCACGTGACGCTCCTCGCGCGCTGTCCGGCAGAGCATGCGGAGGTCCTCACCCAGCATCGAGAGCGGCAGCAGGCCCGAAGAGGAGACGTTCTCGCGCGCCAACAGCATCAGTGTCCCCAACGTAGGTCCGACCGGTGTACAGACGCACGAGATGAACGTCTCTGTCTGCCCGAACACCTGGAGGTCCGCACGTGGGACTTCCAGGAGGTGAAGGAGCTCCTGCTGATATTGGGCAGCGATGTCGTGTGTCATGACGGCGCTCCGGGGATCACTGATGCAAGGGATGTCGAGCGCAGGAGCGCGGAGAGCGTGGAGAGCCCTTCTGTTGGTCACAGTCTGCGCGTTGCAGCCTGCCGTTTGAGTCCGATTTACACAAACTTTTCCACACGCAGGAGGGTCCCGTGACGCTCTCACAGCTGCGTTTCATTGCGTACGCCTCAATCTCCTTTCGAGACCGCAACGAGGAGCGCGCGTGACGACCCTTCCCGTCCTCCCGGTCGTGCCGGACGGTCAGTGCGGCGCGTGCCGGCACTGGACGCGGGAGGACGCGTACCTCGGGTCGTGCGCGTTCGGGTGGGTCGCGCATGACCCGCCCGCCCCGCCGCCCGGTCGTGGCCGCCTACCCGTTGGGTACCCGCACGGCGGCATCGAGAAGCCCCTCACGTCCTTTCACGCCGCGTGCTTCGTCGAGCTCGACGAAGGCACCGCGTTCGCTGCTCGCCCGCAGGAGGTCACGTCATGAGAACACCGTCCCTGAACATCATCCTGCTCTGCCCTCGCTGCGCCGCCGAGATCAAGGTGACGCCGTCCCAGTCGGACGGGTCGCCCTCGAAGTGCTGGGACTGCAAGACACGCCTGCAGCTGCGGCGCGACAACGTCCGCACGTGGTTCGAAGTGCACCTCAACCAGCTAACGGGCGCGCGGCCTTCCCGGAGGAGCGCGTGATGGTAGAGGCGAGTTGCGCCTACGGGGTTTCGAGGCGTTGGATCTGCTGCTTGGTGCGCGTCTCGTACTCGTCGAAGTCGAGAACGTCGTTGATGATTGTGACGGCCTTGAAGGCGAAGGTGATCGCCGTGATGTACCCGAACGCGGAAAGGCCTGAGGTCACGAAATCTAGAAGGCCGAACAGAGGCAGGCTGCCGAGCGCACCCGCAGCACCGCCGAGCGCGAACATCGCAATCACTAAAAGGATCTGGCGACCGATGACCCCCTGGAAACGCATGGGGTCCGATTTGAGCCGGATTGTCGCTGCGAGATCGTCGCGTAACTCTGTCAGTCGTCGCTGGCGCTGCTGCTGGCTACGGCGCGCGTACGCGTTCTTCAGGGCGTCTGTCACAAGGTTTGCAGCGATTGAGAGAACAGCGCCGAACAGGACTGTGACAACCCAGAAGCTGGGACTTGCGAACGTCTCGCCGATAGTGTCCATGTGTTCCGTCATGCTAGCCGCTCCATTCACGTTGGCGAGGAAGATCTGCCGAGTAGGGGGAGGTGACAATGCCTGACCTGCCTTGTAGGAGGCGCGTCGCACCTCGTGGTTCGGAGGTCACGCCCCGTGTCGTCGTCGCGGACGCTCGCGCGTACGCGGAGGAGTGGTACCAGGCTCTCAGGAAGTGGGAGACGATCACCGTGGACGCCGCGAGGTACAGCAGCGGCAACCCGGACGGCGCCCGCTTCCGCGTCGTGGGGACGGGCTCATGGGGCAGTGCCGCGTCGAGCGGGGTGGGCTTCACGAACACCCTCTCGTACGTGGTGGTGCCGCACCACCAGCTCGGGCGGCTCACCGCGCAGGAGATTGCGCGCGGCGTGAGCGACATGACCGAATCGGGTCTGCCGGAGCTCGCGCAGCTCGGCCGGATGCTCGAACGCGTCCGTGCGGAGACCAGCCCGGCGACGCTGCTGCGTGAGGGTGGCGGCTGGGCGTTCCCTCGGGAGCGTACCGCGCGGTACGGCGTGGCCGTCCTGACGCTCGCGGTGCGCCTCGGTGACCGCAACGCGGACGGGCACCTCACGGTGCTGCAAGGCCTGCTGAGGACAGGGGGAAAGGGATGCTGATCGACAACGACCTGAAGCGCGGCTGCCTCGTGCTGTACGGAGGTGAGCTCGCGATCGTCACGGAAGGACCGACGTTCGACCGGAATCTGCCGGGCTTCAAGGTGGACCTGCACGTGTTCCAGGCCAGCACCGTGAAGCCGGTGCGGTACGAGGAGGACGTGCCGGTCGAGGAGCTCGCGCGGGTCACGCCGCGCGAAGGGGGAGAGGGATGAGTGGACAAAGGTATCGGTGGCTGACGGTGGGCGAGCGCTACGCGTATCGTGCGCGCGTCGGGAAGGGCCTGGACGAGCGGCGCGGCGAGCCCTGCGAGGTGCTGACGGTGCCGAGGCCGGGCAGCGTCGGGAACGTGCGCGTGCGCTTCGACGATGGCACGCTGCACATCGTCCCGGCGGGTGTGCTGAAGCCCCTGCCTGCGGGTGAGAGGAGCGGCACGTGAGCGAAGAGGCCATGACGCCGGAGCGCGCGCGGGCACTCCGCGAGACTGCCGAGCGTGGCATGCAGGAGAACGCCCTTGAGGGGCGTCGGGTGCTGACGTTCGCCCCGCTGAGCCACGTCCGTGACCTCGCGGCGGCCTACCTCGCGAAGTGCGAGGAGCTCGACCTGGCGCTCCACTACATGCCGCGTGGCATTCTCCAGGACTTCGAGGATGCCCTCGCGCGCCGCCGTGCTGGGGAGGACGAGTGACGGCGCAGGTCGTCGTGTGTCGCGAGTGGCGGGCCCGGCAGGTGTTCCTCGGGCCGTGGTGGCTGTCGTTCGTGTGCGCCGCGTGCGGCTGCCGGTCCGAGGTGCGGCAGGACCCGGACCGGCAGGACTGGGCGCGCTGCCCGGCGTGTCGTGTGGTGAACCGCTTCGCGCGCCACTCAGAGCGCACGCTTCGACTGTAAAGGAGCGGCCAATGCGGTAGCTCTGACTACGCCAAGAGTCGGTGCCGAGGCCCGCGGATATACGGTACATTAAAGAGGACTCAGGGGGCACCTCCAAGAGTGAGGGCCAGCAAACGCCGTCCTAGACGGTTAAGCGCCGGGAGTGACGAGTGCAGCGAGAAGTGCGGCTTCGGGCCGCGTGTTTCCCGTCTCCATTCCGAGCTCCCGAGCGTTCTTTTTCTCCCCCCTGTGGATAACTTTCAATGACTGAACCTGCCATACATCCCCGACTCCGCGAGGACACCCTCTCCGAGGTCTCGTTCACCCTTCATTACGAGGGGACGGCGACATCTGAGCAGGTGTACTCCGTGCTTGGCCAACGCCAGGAGATCACCGACCGCTTCACGAAGGGTCAGCGTCGAAACTACCAGCGGCTCAACGTGACCGTCAGGTCTGGACAAGACGTCGACGTGCAGAACGAGGAAATTCCGCTGGAAGAGAGAAATCCGCACGAGCCCGAATTTCGCTTCCTCACCGACGCGGAAGACCGAATCTTCTGGTTCTCCCCTCGTGCCACCGGCTACGTCATCAACGGCGCCTACCCAGGGTGGAGTGAAGTCCTAGCTGAGCTACGGATGCTCCTGCATCCTCTCCACGAGGCCGCTGGTATCGAGAGATACACATACTTCAACCTGACCTTCCGAAACCGCATTCCGTGGGTGGAAGGCGGTGAAGCGCATGTGGTGAGGGAGTGGCTCCTCCCCGTGATGCCCCCAATCCCCGGTGTGCTTGCCGCCATCGGAACGCAGAAGGAAAACACGTATCGGTTCCCCGAGGGGGACCACACGCTTTCCCTCGCATACCCCGTGCAGGACGAGGACGACTCGCCTGCGTTCATCTCCCTAGACCTCCAACACATCCTGGATCCTGTCTCACCTATTGAGGCACCGATCGATGATCTATTGGTCTGGCTCGAAATCGCCCATGAGCGCATCTACCAGACGTTCTGCAACGCGCTCACCGAAGAATTTTTGAGAGAGAGGTCATGATGTCCGGAAATCTGCAAGCGCTACGGCATGCTGAAACCGAGTTCGCACCGTTCCGTGTGCGACGTGGCCTCGTCCATCAGCGGTACGAAACCCTCCCGCGGCCCGAGAAGGCCTCGTGGGGTGGGTTCCAGAAGGAACCGGCGACCGTCGAAACGGCAACCGTGGCAATGCGACATCAGGCTTACTCCACACCGTCGTTCCCAAGCGCGAACCTTGACGAGATTTTTCAGAAGGTACGAGAGGAGAAGCGCGCCATGGTTCAGGAGTACGTCGCCAACTCCAAGTGGGGCAAACCATGTGAGGACCTGTTTACCCACATGGCCTACACCAAGCCGGGCTTCCTGTTAGACCTCATCCGGGTTGGCGAACTCCGTGAAGCCATGCTCAGCTTCGCAGCTGAGTCTGCGGGCTTGATCACGACGTCTCGGGAAGTCGTGGCCGTCCTGACGCCGTTGCTGCAGCAGACGGAGTCCTCACTCGTGCGAGAAGGCGCTGTGTATGGCCTCAAGCGGCACCTGAAGGAGCAAGGCGTCCGTGAACTCCTCCAGGAACGACTTGCTGTCGAGGAAAGCCGAGGTGTGCGGGCGGCTCTTGAAGAGGCGCTCGAAGGAGAAGACGAGGACGAATGACGGATCCGACTCTTGTCCTTCGACTCTCGCGTCGACGAACCATCGTCGAGCAGACTGACCCTGAGGTCGTCTTTGACCTCCTATTCATCGACAGGCAGGGCAACTTTGAGGAGCGAGCATCTGTGTACCTGATTCCGGGGCGACAGGAAAAACTGGTTCAGATCGCCGCTGAACACAGCGCTAACCGCGAGCTCGACCCGGAGGTTCGCGTGGGCGTGGACCTCGCCGGTCTGTTCACGGTTGACTGTCTTCCTGACGACGACCTCGGGCATTTCAAGTTCCGGCGTGACGTACATCACGAGCTCCACTTCGGCACCGATCAAACTGAGGCGCGCGCCATCGCGCTGCAACTCGCCACGACTAATGGGATGCTGGGTGCCCCACCCACCGGTCGGGCTTGGTTGTGCGAGAAGCTTGTACTTCGTGAATACGCGCGTGAGCGGACCAAAGCGAAGGATCCTGAGTGGGTCACCGCTTGCGCGTGCAGCTTGAAGGTCAGTGGCTGGGCGATCAAAAAGGACCCCTCAGTCTCAGCGGCTTGAGGAGTCAGGAGTCCCTCTCGGTACACCCGAGGGGGACGTTTGCATGGTCGCTGTTCACTGCATAGCCTGACCTCGTACGATGGATCTATCCAAGGCATTAACCACCTCATATGGATTAAACCGCAACATCCTGCTAGCATTCTGGTAAGTTCCGCGAAGTCCCACAAGGGCGCCCCCACAAGGGCGCCCTTCGTCATGCCGGGAGGTCGCCGTGAGCAAGAAACGGCAGAAACGCCAGGCGAGACGCGCCCGCCGCGCACCGAGCACCACACCCACCCTCCGCGGAGAATTCCTCTCCGCGCGCGAACAGGCCCGTATCGCCGAGGAACTCCGGCAGCACGTCCGTGACACCCTCGGCTACTACCCCATTGAGGACGAGGAGGCGCACTACCTGTGGCAGCTCGGACTGAACCGCGTCACCCGACGTTGACCGTGCAGGACCTCATCAACGCGCACGAACGCTGGGAAGGCGAGCGGCTCGACACCCGCGAGTTCGAACGCATCGTCAGCGCCTGCCTCGACACGTGGGCGCCCGGCAGCATCGGCGCGGCGTACGCGTGGGACCTGCTGCGTCAACTCGTCGCGCCCGGCGCGGGCCGCTCCCTGCGCGCCTAGAACGTGTTGAGGTGGAGATTGCCGCCTGTAGAGGGCCAACGTTCACGCCTACACTTCCAACATGCCGAAGCTCATCCTCGATGTACCCGACTACACACCTGGAGATGGACTGAAAGCCAGATGGGACGACGGGTTCCAAATCGCCGTGCGCGTTGAAGAGGGCGAGGTGTACCTGCAAGCCAACAACGCAGGCCTACGCTCGCTCGCCCGGCTGCTGCTGGGCCTCACTCTCGAAGGCGTGCAGGACGCTCACCACTGGCACTTGGACGACCTTAACAGCCTTGAGGAAGGTTCCGCTCCATTCACCATTATGAAGTTGACTGAGCAGAAGTAGCTCCACCAGCACCCAATCAGCGGATCCCTATCAAGGTAACCGCGACGTTCAACCATGCCTCGTAGTGACAGCGCCAACATGAAGCAGAACTGACCCTGAGAAATTTCAGGCCTGAAAGAAGGAGGTGAGCCATGCCCGACGAACCCAACGCCCCCACGCCGCACACGTACACGCTCGAAGGCCTCAAGCCGAAACACCGGAAGTTCGTCGAGTGCTGGCTCGAAAGCATGAACGACGCGGAGGCCGCGCGTGACGCTGGGTACGCCGATCACCGCGAAGGGTACCGTCTGCGCCGCCGGGAGGATATCAGCGCCGTCATCTCGCAGCTGCTGTCTCAACACGTCATGGGCCCCGGTGAGGCGCTCGTGCGGCTCGGCCGTATCGCGAAGGCGGACATGACGAACTTCCTCGTCGTCAGCCCCACCGCCCGCACGTACTGGGTGCCCGCGCTGGAACACGACGGTGTGATTGAGCTCGCGAAGAGCCGCGGCCTGCACCCCACCGACCTCGACGTGTACGACCTCGACGGGCACTTCGGCGCGGACAACGTCGCCCGCACCAGCGACGGCACCTCCTTCATCCGCGTGCAGGACGTCATCAGCGAAGTCGACATCGACTGGAAACGCGTGAAGTACCTCAAGCAGCTCGGCCTCATCAAGAAGATCAAGAAGAGCAAGGACGGCACCGTCGAGTTCGAGCTGCACGACACGGTCCGCGCGCTGGAGCTCGTCGGGAAGCACCACAAGCTCTTCACGGACAAGGTCGACCTGGGCGGCGACGGCGGCTCCCTGCGCGTGGAGATCGTGCGGCGCGTCGTCGGCCCCAGCGAGGACGACGCGTGAGCACCGTCGCGCTCAACCTCACGTACAGCCTCGCGCAGAGTCACGCGTTCTTCGACCACCCACCCGGCAAGTACTTCGTGTACCCGAAGGGCCGCCGCGCGGGGTTCACGCGCGGCGGGATGCAGGCCGCGCTCGAGTGGGGCCTTGAGGGCATCCCCGTCCTGTGGGGCGACACGGTCAACACGAACATCCGCAAGTACGTCGAGAGGTACGCGCTGCCGGTGCTGAAGTCGCACCGCGTGCCGCACACGTGGAACGTCGTCGAGAAGACCCTGCACTTCCCCGGCGGCGGCTTCATCGACTTCCGCTCGGCGGACAACCCCGAGAACTGGGAGGGCTTCGGGTACAAGAAGATCCTCCTGAACGAGGCCGGCATCATCCTCGAAGGACCGAACGGCGAGTACCTCTACAAGAACTCCGTGCTGCCGATGCTCCTCGACTACCCGGACAGCGAACTCTACGCGTTCGGCGTGCCGAAACGCCGCGGGGACCTGTTCGACGAGCTGTACCAGCGCGCCATCAGCGGACAGGACGGCTACTACGGGCGGACGTTCAGCAGCTACGACACGCCGTTCATCCGTCGTGCGAGCATCGCCGCGCTCGAAGCTGAGATGCGGCAGCTCGGCGGGCAGGACCTCGTCGATCAGGAGATCTACGGCCGCTTCGTGGACCTCTCCGACGGCGCGCTGCGCGTCATACCTGCGGAGTGGGTGCGCGCGGCCTTCGCGCGGTGGTCGGCGCGCACGCAGCCGGGCGGCTGGCCCAGCGCGGTCGGCGTGGACATCGCGCGTGGCGGGAAGGACAAGACGGTGTTCGCGCCGAGGTGGGGCACGTACTGGTCCCGCCTCCTGACCTTCCCCGGTAGCGTCACGAAGGACGGGCCCGCCGTGCAGGGCCTCTTGGCGCCGCTCCTCGGGCCCAGCACGGACGCCAACATCGACGTCGTCGGGGTCGGCACCAGCCCCTACGATCACGTGCGCGGCGTGCACCCCAACACCTGGGGCATCAACGGCGGCGCGAAAAGCGACGCCCGCACCGCCAACGGCCGCTTCGGCTTCGCGAACGTCCGCAGTGAGCTGTACTGGCGCCTGCGCGAAGCGCTCGATCCCGCCACGGGTCTCGACCTGGCCCTCCCGCCGGACGAGGAGCTCCTCGCGGACCTCACTGCCGCCGGGTGGGAACCACGCGGGGACAAGCTCCTCGTGGAGTCGAAGGACGTCATCAAGCCCAGGTTGCGCCGCTCGCCCGACAAGGGTGACGCGGTGATGTACTCGCTGTTCGAGCCATTCCGAGGGTACGAGCCGGACGAGGAGGAAGGCAGCGTCGTCCTCAGCAACGTCAGCTGAAAGGAGGGAGTATGGCCCGCACCAAACCGCAAGTCTTTCCGGCTGTGTCCGGCACCATCACCGTCACCGCCGGACTCGCCCTCGCGGAATTGCCGAACATGCCGGTCGGCACGCGCGACACCCTCACAGCGGCTGTCGCGGAGCACGACCCGGAACTCGACGAGCTCTACGCGTACGCGCACGAGAATCAACTCGGCGAGCACGGCGAGAACTGGAAGGGCCGCCGTCCTGCGAACGACGACATCGTCACGGCCCTGCCGCTCCTCGTGATGGACGACCAGATCGGCCCGGCACTCGCGCGTGAGGTGGACGCGCAGTTCGCGAAGCCGCCCGAGTGGGACGCCGTGCAGGAAGGCACGAACCTCCCCCCTGAGAACGAGCTCGTGAAGGTCATGGCGGACTGGGCGGACTTCACGGACCTCACCGGCACCGCGAAGGACGCGGCGCGCGCGCGGTTCTGGGCGGGCCGCATGCTGGGCCGCGCGTACGTGCCTGAAGAGTACGCGGACGTCCTCGCGAACCCCCGCACGAAGCCCACGACCCTCGCGGACGCCCTCGCGCTCGTGCACGTCCAGGCGATCGACCCGCGCGAAGGCGGCCCCCTCGTGGACCCGCACAAACGCGTCCTCGGGTACTGGTACCGCTACGAAAGCACCCTCGAAGGCCGCGCCGTCACCCTCGTCGAGGTGCACCTGCCCCGTCAGGTGCTGACGTTCCGGCAGCTCGACAGAGGCAAGCTGGAGCTCCTCCGTGGCGCCGTCAACCCCTTCGCGAACGCGCAGACGGACACGGCGCTGCGCCGCGCGGAGTACTTGATGTGGCACATGGACCGTGACGGCGGCACCGCCATCACGAAGAGCGTGCGGCACGCGCAGGACCGTCTGAACTGCGTCGTGACGTACATGGCGATGAACGACGATCAGACCGGGTACCGGCAGTTCATCGTCAGCAACGCCGAGCAGCCGCGCGACCGCGCGGGCAAACCCGTACCCTTCCCGATGGGGCCGGGTGTGGCACTCAACCTGCGCGGCCTGCCCATCGACGCGGTCAAGCAGGACCCGAACAGCAAGCCATCGCGGCACACGCCGACGTGGGAGGTCCTCGACCCGCTGAACCCCGAGGAGTTCCACGTGCCCAGCATCAAGAAGTGGGTGTCGAGCATTCTGGAGAAGCTCGACCAGCAGTGGACGCAGGAGATGGACTCCCAGGTCAGCGGGGAGAGCAAACGGCAGTCCCGCAAGCCGTTCGACCGCCGCGTCGCGTTCGCGGGGCAGGACATGGGCCTGTTCATCGCGTGGGCGCTGCGCGCGGCCCTGATGCTCGCCGCGCAGATGCTCGGTCAGACTGAGACGTACCGGGCCGTGACGTTCGTGCCGAAGGTGTTCCTCGACGTGGACGCCGTGAACCTCGAAGAGCTCCGCGTGAAGCTGCAGATGTGGCAGGCGGGAGCCCTGACCCTCACGACGCTGCTGGAGAGCACGCCCGGCGTGCCGGACGCCGCGAAGGAAGAGCAGGCCCTCAAGGAGCGGCAGACGGACCCGACGGAGCAGGCGCGGCGCAAGCTGCTTGACGACCTCCTCGGGAACGACAACCGGCCCGGCGGCACGGGCGGCGTGGGAGGGGGAGGCGGTGATGCGTGAGCTTCGACGACCTCCCGGGCGACGTGGATCGCCTCCGTTCGGGCGTCTCGGTGGACTTCACGCGGCTACTCACGCAGCTCTCCCGCCGCCTCCGTGAAGGCGACGACGCGGGCGACCTCTTCGCGGCGCTGGAACGCCGCGCGCGTCTCGGGCACTTCGAGAGCTTCGAGGTGGGCGCCCGCGCGCAGCACCAGGCGTTCGGCGGGGGCCGCGAGGTGCCGACGGATGTCCTGACGGTCGGCGCGACGCTCGCGCGTCGTCGTGCGGCGCTCGTCGCGCAGCGCGCGCAGGACGTCCTCGCGAGCCACTCCGAGGCGTTCACGAGTCCGTACGCTCGGCTTGCCGCGCAGGTGCTCGTGCAGGACGCGGTGCGCAGCGGTACCCGCGTGAGCGCCGCGTATCACGGCGCGACGCACAAGCAGTTCATCCGCATCCGCAGCGCGGAGGAGCCGCGCGCGCACAGCCGACTCGAAGGTCGCGTGCTCCCCATCGAGGAGCCCTTCGTCATCGCGGGCATCGAGGTCTTCGGACCCGGTGACGAGAAACTCCCGTGGAGTGAACGCGCGTGGTGCGGGCACATCCTGAAGTTCATCCGGCTCGACGAGGGCGCGCCCGTCCCGCAGGCCGCGCGAGGTGATGGCAGCACGGTCGAACCACCGACCGGAGGAGGTGATGGCAATGGAGGAGGCAGCGGTGGCGGTGGTGGCGGGAGCGGCGCGGGCGGCAGGGGAGACACCCCGCCGCCCCTTCGCTTCGACGATCCGGCAGTGCAGCGGCACGTGCAGGACCTACGCGGCCTCATGTACGACGAACGCGCGCTGGAAGCGAAGTTCGAGGCGTACTACCAGGATCGTCGCCTGCAGGACGAGGTCGGCATCTTCACCCGCGTGTGGAGCGGCGAGTACGGCCGAGACCTGCTGCACGGTCGCGTGTTCGCCGCGGCGCGGCAACTGCTGCTCGACCGCGCGGCACCCACCACGAACACCGCGCGGCTCATCGAGGACATGCTCGCGAGCCGCAGGGAACGCTGGGAGCGCCTCGCGCGTGAACTCGGCATTCCCGTCCCGCAGGCCTTCACCAGCTACCGAGGCGTCAAGGGCCGCGTATACGCCGAGGACGTGCTGCGCGCGTGGTTCTCGGAGACGGACACGCACGTGGTCATCCGAGGAGAGGAGGCGAGCAGCTGGAGCCTGAAGCGCGAGGCGGGTCTGAAGTACGGCCGCTCCGAGACGCTCGGCGGGGCGATGTTCGAAGCGGACCTGCGCTTCAGCGAGACCCTGTCGGATCAGCTCGTCGATGACAGCGGCTTCGTCACGGGGTACTTCACGGAGCACGAGATCATCCCCATCCACGGCACGAAGGACGCGCTGCGCGCCCGGAAGGAACGCTCGCAGGTGTACCTCGGGCAGTGGTTCGGCATCGACGAGCGGGACGCGGCGCTCGCGGCGTTCGAGCGGCTGTACGGCGACCGCCCGGCGGGCCTGTGAAACGCGTCCGCCTGGCCGGACGTAAGGTGAGGGGAGGTGCACCGTGGCTGACCGGGAGAAGTTCCTCAGGTACCTGCGTGAACGTGACGAGGACGAGGCGCGCGACAGCGAGGACGTCCGCGTGACGCCCCTCGTGGATCCCGACCGACCCGAGCGGATCGGGCCGTACTCGCGGGATGACCCCGAGGAGCACGAACGCCACCGCAACGACAACGAGACGTGAGCACACCCCCGCCAGTCGGCGGGGGTGAATCTTTCAGGCCTGAAAGAACGGGAGGACCCATGGAGGACGACATCACCGTGACGATGCCGCTCGCGACGTTCGAGCGACTACGACGCGAGCGGGACGCGCTCCGAACGGAGAGGGACGCGCTGCTGCGCCTGTCGCGGCCCATCGCGAAGACGCTGCATCGCCTCGGTGTCCTGCGGGTCCTGCCGCCCGAGCTGGACGGGCAGCTGCGGCTGTTGGAGAAGTACTTCTACCCGGTCGGGCACATGGACTTCCAGACGGAGGAGGGATCGGATGACGCTGTGGCACCGGAAGCAAGCTGAGCGGTTCGGGTGCATCTACCACGCGCTGTACGCCATTACGGGCGACGAGGGTGTCCTCGCGCATGTCGGGGACATCAGCGAGGCGCGCATGCGGACGCGCATGACGAAGCTCGGCCTGTTCACCATGCCGGTGTTCGCGAACCACGGGGACTTCACGGACGCCACGCCCCGCGCGTTCTGGGACACGTACCGCGAGATGTTCGCGCATGACGAGCCTGGGCATGCGTACCTGTTGCTCAGCGTCCCGAGTCGCCGCGTGGCGAACAACTGGCACGCCGTCGCCGTGAAACTCCCGAACCTCGCGGCGGACACCGTCGAGGTGAGCGACAGCAGCGAGGACGACGTCCTCGTGTACACCTGGCCGGAGTTCCTCGCGAGCTGGTACGCGCACGCGCACGTCGTGGAGAGCGTCCACGTCGCGGACCTCAGCCTGTACCCCTTCGAGGACGCCCGCGCGCGCCTCGCTGAGGCGGACCGCGCGGCGGACGTCGAGTACGTGATGTGAGCTCCCGCCCGGCAAGGTCCGGGCGTGACTCGAATCCTGGGCGTCCGGCAAGGCCGGTGTAAGCCCCGCAGACCCCTCACCCGCGCTCGGCAAGGTCCGGGCGCTTCGCGTTCCCAGGGAGGAACAGACATGAAGACCTTTGGCAGTCTGCATCACCTCACGCGCGCCCTCGCGGGCCGCGCGCCTCTTCGCGGTGAAGGCGAAGGCGACAAGGGCGCCGCCGCACAGCGACTCCTCGACCGTCACAACGGCGACTTCAAGGCCGTCATCGACAAGCTCCTCGACGAGGCGCACGGGTACCGCGAGAAGATCCGCACCCTCACCGCCGACGTGGAGAAGTCGAAGCTCCCGGACGGCAGCGTCGTCCTCACGAAGGAGCAGGCGGCAGCGTGGGAGGCGTACCAGGCGCTCGGGAAACCCGAGGACGTCAAGAAGAACGTCGAGGACGGCAGGGTCGCCCTCGACAAGCTCGCCGGGGTCGAGAAGCGCGCTCAGCTCGACAAGGTCGCGAAGGCGATGAACTGGGACCCGGAGACGTTCGCGGAACTCGACACCCTCGCGGGTGGCCTGACGTGGGACGTGCAGGAGGTCACCAAGGGTGACCAGAAGGTCACGCAGGTCAGCGTCAAGGGCGCTGACGGGAAGACCACCGACGCCGACGCGTTCGCGGAGGAACGGTGGAAGAAGTTCCTGCCCGTCCTGAAGCTGGAAGCCAGCAACGGGGACGAGCAGCAGCAGGACACCCGCACGGACAGCGGTACGGGCGTACCGCTCGGCGGCGCGGGTGGCGGGAAGCCTCGCCCGGCGAACGTGGACGAGGTCGACAAGCGGAAGGCCGAGAGCGGCCTCTACCAGATGTAGACGTAACCCCACCCTCAGGAGGAACGCAGCATGCCCGAGTTCAAGCCCGGCATGGCCGGTGGTCACGACACGACCACCGCGCACTTTGCCACGCAGCACACCGGCAGCAAGACCGGTGAGCCCATCGACGTGAATCAGCCCATGGAGCTCCGCGCGAACGGCAAGCTGTACCGCGCGAGCGGTCAGGGCCGCTTCATCGGCGTCGCGCCCCGCACGGCCGGCATGGCGAACCAGGCCATCACCGCGCACGGCATCGGCCAGCGCTTCCACGCGCGCGACGAAGGTGACCTCGTCATCGGCAACCCGTACTACCTCGGCGCCGCACCCGGCACCATCAGCGACGCCGCCACCGCGAACGACGCGCAGGGCGCGTTCCTCGCCGTCAGCAAGCACGACCTGATGGTCGTCCGCATCGGAAGGCTGGTGTGATCGTGCGCAGCAAATTCCTGTTCCTCGCGACGTCGCTGCTCATCGCGGCCACGCCTCGTCGTCTCGGCCCGACCGGCACGCACGACCTCGACTGGCTCAAGAACCAGCGGGACCGGACCGTCATGCAGCTCGACCCCGCCGCCGTGAACCGCATCGTCGATACGGAACTCGCCGCGCACAACCGCCGCGCGGACGCGATGGTCGGCACGTTCGCCGCTCGAGTGGACGACCGCACGGGGGTCGACTCGACCCGCATGAGCCTCACGGGTGAGATGGTCGAGGTGGACGAGTACGGCCGCGCGCGCACGCAGATCACGCACCGCGCCGGGGACGTCGCGTTCCCCCTGCGGCGGTACCAGTTCGCGAACGGCTTCACCGCGGACTTCCTGCGCAAGCGGACCGGCGCGGACGTCGCGGCGGCACTGGAGAACGCGCAGGCCGCGCACCGCAAGACGCTCGTGCGGGAGATTCGAGACCGCATCTTCAGCCCCGTCAACTACGACTTCGAGGACTTCCTCGTGGACCGCAAGGTCCTCAAGATCGTCGCGGCGTACAACGGGGACAACACCGTGCCGCCCATGAGCCCGAACATGCGGGAGTTCGCCGGGACGCACTCACACTACATGGCCTTCGCGGGCTTCACCGCTTCGGCACTGGACGCGCTGATCGACAACGTCGCGGAGCACACGGACAACGCCGCGATCGAGGTGCACCTCGCGCCCGCGCAGGAGGCCGCCGCGCGCGCCCTGCCTGGCTTCGCGCCCACCGTGGACACCAACATCCGCGTGAGCGTGAACGACACCATCGCCACGGCGCCCCTGAACACCCGCAACACCGGCAACCGGCAGATCGGCCGGTACCGTGGCGCGGACATCTGGATCAAGCCGTGGGTGTTCGACGGGTACGGCTACGCGCTCGACACGGCCGCCGCGACGCCCCCGCTGGGTCTGCGCGTGCCCGACGACGTCGCCGATCAGGGTCTGCGGCTCATCGGGCAGATCGCGACGTTCCCGCTGCAGTCCGACTACCTCGGCGCGGAGTTCGGGTTCGGCTTCCGGAACCGCAGCAGCATCGCTGTCGCGTACTTCGGCGGCAACGTGTACGTCGACCCCACGAATCGGGACTGGTGAGGTGAATCATGCAGCAGACGAAGTTCATTCGAGGTGACCGCCTCGTCGATCCGAACGGTAAGGACCTCGGCCCCGCGCCCGCGCAGGAGACGCCCGAGGAGGAGGACCAGGTGCAGGGCGCGCGCACGGACGGGAACGACAACAGCCCCGGCGGCACGCAGAACGGCGCCCCCGCGCAGAACGCCGGGGAGAGCAACCCCGCGAGCCCCACGCCTGCCACGGGGCAGGGCGGGCAGGCGTCCCAGCCCTCCGGGAAGACGGGCGAGCTGCCCACGGACTTCCCCGGCTACAACGTCCTCGCGAAGGCGAAGATCACCACGTACGAGAAGGTGCGTGAGGCGAGCGACCAGCAGCTCAAGGATCTCGACGGCATCGCCGACAAGACGCTCGCCGCGATCCGCGCGGCGCAGTAAGGCCCTCGCGTGACGCGCTCGTACGATGGGGCGGACCTCAGCCCGATCAGCCCGGACGACGACAGCTTCGCGCGGGCGTGGGTGCGGTTCTGGACGCGGGACCTGCCGCAGGTTCAGAACGGCCTGCCCGGCACCAATCAGGTCGAGGCGTGGCCGCAGTTCAGCCTCACGGACGAGGAGCTCGACGCGGCCCTGCAGCTCGACGCGGTCGAGAGCCCGGACGGCGCGGTGTACTACCGTCCGCACTTCACCGCCGCACGGTTGTACCTCGGGAATCCGCAGCTGTGGCGGACCCGCAGCGTGGACGGCACGAGCGAGACGCGCCGCGACCCGAACGAGATTGTCGGCGCGTGGCTCGCGCAGGGCCGCGCGTTTGACGCGGTCATCCCCGAGGGGACGGTGCTGCCGCCGTTCAGCCTGCCCGACGTGACGCCCGGCACGACCGTGCCGGAACCGGACGAGGACTTCTACGAGCCGGGCATCCCGATTGCCCGGTGGGGTCTGTGATGGCCGCAAACCTCTTCACGACCATCGAACGGCAGCTGCGTCTCCTCACGAGACCGCAGACCCTCGCGGACCTGCACAACATCGCGGGCGCGACCATCGCGCCGCTGGTGGAGCGCGGCTTCGACCGTGAGGAGGATCCGTACGGGGTGCCGTGGGCGCCCAGCAAGGCCGCGCAGCGGGAGGGCCGCAAGACCCTCACGGACACGGGCGCGCTGCGGCGCGGCGTCCGCTGGAAGGCGGACAGTCGCGCGCTCGTGTTCAGCACGAGCGGCCCCGCGCAGCGGGAAGGGTACGATCGGGTGCATCAGTACGGCGCGAGCTGGACGATTCACCATCACCCCCGCACGAACCGCTTCATCAGCGCGTCCCGCGCGCGGCGGCTTCGGAGTGTCGTGCCCGTCACGGACGTCGTGCTGCCCGCCCGGCCGTTCCTGCCGGATCGGCGGGGCATGCCGCGCCTGTACGAAGCGCGCGTTGGCGCGGCGTTCCGGCGGTACCTGCGCTCGCGCTTCGGAGGGCCGTGATGGAAGCCGTCGCAGAGAAGCTCACGGCGGCCCTCGCGCCGCTCGTCGTGCGGGTCGGTCCGGAGCACCTCAACGCGCAGTTCGAGCTTCCGCACGTCATCGTCATTCCCCGTGACGACGAGTTCGAGGCGGTCAGCAGCGCCGTCACCCCGCCCGGCTCGCGGCCCACGCCGGGCGCGCTCGCGAGCGTGGGGACGCTCGTGGACTTCATCTGCCGGGTCGACGCGACGTACGAGAGTGCACGCGCGCTCGCGCTGCTCGTCCTCGAAGCGCTCATCCCGTCCGGCGCGGACGTGCCGCGCAGCAGCATCCGGTACGGGAACGAAGTCTGGTCGGACTTCACGCTGCGCAGCGCCGTCCTCACCGTCCGCTTCCCCCAGGTCGTGCGGGCCACCGGCATCACCCGTGCCCGCATCGACGAGATCATCCAGCACGCCCACATCCTGCCCCTCACCCCAGAGGAGACTCCCAGTGGCTAACGACACCGAAAGAACCACGACCGCGAAGCTGCAGTCGTTCGAGGAGCACGCTCGGGACGCGAACACGCCCGCGTGGCTCGTCGCGGCTGCCGCGCAGGTCGAGCAGTGGCTGCCGGGTCAGCACATGACCCGCGCGACCTACGACAAGGCCGTTGAGGCCACCCGCAACATCGAGGTCCGCTCGTGACTCGCCTGCCGCGCGTGTACGTGCAGTTCCAGGACGGTCAGCTCGGACTCGTCACGCCCAGCGGCGCCGAAGTGCACGCCAAGATCGGCGTCGCGACCAGCGGCGTCGTGAATCTCGCGGCGCGCTTCACCCGCGCTTCCCAGGTCGCGGAGGAGTACGTCGGCGGGCCCCTCGCGGGTGCCATTGCCGTCGCGCTCGCCGAGGCCAGCCCCGTGATCGGCGTGCGCGCCGCGACGAGCGTCGCGGGCGTCGTCAGCGCCGTCACGAAGACCGGGGCGGGCACGAGCACCATGACCGTCACGGGCGCCCCCACGGACGCTCTGGACGTCCTCGTGACCGTCACGCGCGCCGCGGCGAGCACCACGGACGGCACGGGCGCCGTGCAAATCACGATCGCCGGGCAGGACCTCGGGGAGCGCGCCCTGCCCGTCAACGGTCAGCTGCCCATCACCGGCAGCGGCGTCACGCTCGCGTTCAGCGCGGGCACCCTCGCGGTCGGCGCGACGTACGCGTTCACGGCGACCGCGCCCGGCAGCACCCTCGACGACATCGTGACGGCGCTGCAGGCGCTGATCGACCGGCGTCCCCGCATCCGCTTCGTGCACATCCTCGGCGCGGCGACGCCCGCGCTGGCCGCCGCGGTGGACACGCTCCTCAAGGCCGCCGAGACGCGCAACTACTACCTGCACGCGCTGCTCGAAGCGCGCCCCATGAACGCGGGCGAGACGCAGAACGCGTACGACGCGGCGCTGGACACGCAGTGGGCGTCGTTCAGCAGCACCCGCATCGCCGTCGCGAAGGCCGGTGGGTTCGTGTACAACCCCCTCACGAAGCGCAGCGAGATCCGCTCGGCCGCATGGAAGGCCAGCGCGCGGCGCGTCACGGTCCCCATCGGGGAGGACGCCAGCCGTGTCCGCACCGGCGCGCTGGTCGGCATCACCGGACTCGTGTACGACGCGAACCTCACGGGCGACCCCGGGCGGTTCGTGGCGCTCAGGACGTTCGACGCGCGTGAAGGCTTCTACGTCGCCGCGTGGCCGCTGATGAGCCCCACCGGCAGCGACTACGACGCCGTGCAGTCCCGTGAGGTGATCGACGAGGCCGCCCGCGTCGGGTATGACGCCGCACTCGACTACCTCGGGGACGACGTGCCGGTGGATTCGGCAACAGGTTTGATCGTCGAAACTGAGGCGCAAGCATTCGAGTCCTTCGTGACAGGACGCGTCCGCGCGGCGCTCGGGGGTAACGCGTCGGGCGTGCGCGTCACGGTGGACCGGACCGAGCCGATCCTGCAAACAAAACGCTTCGAGTTTGACCTCGGCGTGATTCCCCTCGGGTACATGACCGAAATCCAGGTTCGGGTCGGGTACGTCAACCCGGCACACATTGCTCAGACGGCGGCCCCCATCGCCGCTGGTACGACGCCCACAGGAGGTGGAACGACGTGAAGTTCGACCCTAGCAATCCAGTCATCGCGTACGCGCAGACCACACTCCGCATCCAGACGACCGAGAAAGGATCGGCGGCGGGGAGTGACGACGCCGCCGGAACCTACACGTGCCGCTCTGTGTCTTATGGCGACAGCGTTGAGTTCAGTGAGGTAGAGGGCGCATCACAGATCGCGCTCGGCACCACCCGAGGTCAGTACCGAACCGACGAGGGCACCCTCGTCATGTACGCGGACGACCTCGCCGAACTTATGGAAATGCTCGGGTCCGCCTTCTACGAGACAACCTTCCAGATCGTCAACATCTACGAGAAGCTGGGGTCGAGCAAGCTCACGAAGGACGAGCTAATCGGCTGCCGTTTCACGAAGCGCAGCGTGAGCGACGAGGCAGGTCCCGACGCGCTGACGCGCGACATCTCCTTCAAACCTTCCTACATCCGCTGGAACGAAAAGGACCCTCTTTCCAAGATGCCGAAGATGGCGACCAAGAGGGATTAGGGCAGAGTGCAGTAGTCGGGCCAGATGGCCGTGCCCGGCGAGTCTGTACGGATGAAGCGGGCCGTCACGCTCACGTTGTCGTCGTTCGTGTACTGAATGGACAGCAACGCGCGTACGGGGCCGAAGCGACGTTCGTACACGCCGCTGCCCAGGCTACCCGAGGTCGAGAGTTTGGTTTCGAGCCAGTCTCGTACCTCGGTGTAGCGGTTGTACCGGACGTTCACGCAGTAGCGCGCGAGGTCTAGGGCGACGGAGGAGAACGCGGCGATGCTCTCCACGGTGCTCGTGCGTGTGCTCCAGACCACGCCCGTGTCCCGCACGTACTTCTTGCCCGGCACAGGTACGGCGTAGATGGAGAAGTTGCCTACGGCGTCGTTCTCCGCGACTCGCCGCACCTGCCAGACGTACCGCCCTTGCGTGTCACGTCGGCTGGTCTGAAGCTCTCCCAGGCTGGGAACGACGGCGCTTCCAAGAGGGAGCGTGGCGGCAGAAGCGGACCCGAGGAGCATCACGGCGAATGCGACATGTCGGAGCATGTCGCATCTTATGTGTCGTGGGGCAATGCTAACCCACGAATATGCCCCCCTTACTCGTTTCGCTTCCCTTTACCCTGAAGCATATGCGAGCACTTTTGTTGGCGACTCTGAGCATGGCAGTGACGGCACAGGCCGCAGGTACCTACACAACACCAGCCGTACTGGCCGCGTTCAAGAAGGCCGGGTTAGAGGTCGGGAAGACCTACAAGATGGGACCGAAAGACTACGGACTTGGCCCCTACGTGGGAGAGCGCGGTACGCGCTTCCTCATCCCCTCCTTGGGTGAGGACGCGGGCGGACGCGTGTTCGAAGTGAAGAACACTGCGGACCGGAGACGGTTGAGGGCATACTTCGATGACCTCGGTAAACAGAGCGCCATCTTCTTCTCGTGGACCTTCGAGAAGGGAAATATACTTGTTCAGATCAATGGTGATCTGCCTGAGGCGAAGGCCTTAAGATACAAGAAGGCGTTGGAAGGTTTGAAATAAATGGAGCCTCCTGTTCAAGCTGCATTAGTTGTAGGTATTGGAAGCTTGATTGCGAGCTTAGTGGCATTGAGAGTTGCTTGGGTTGCTCGCCAAGGCCAGGAAGGAATAGCAAGAGAACAAATTTCTCTTAAAGGTCAAGTTGATCGTGAATTAGCAAATATGAATCATACATTGACTAAGGAATTAAAAGCCGTTGATACCGTCGATCGCAGACAAGAGTTTTTAGCTTCTCGTAGAGTGGCAAGTCTGGAAAAGTTTTTGGAAAAAAATATGGAAGTATGGACAGAAGCTCACATGTTAGCTTTTGAGTATATTACAGTCCAAAATACCGTAAGGTCTATGATATCCGGGGGCTCAAAGAACTTGGATACCTTTGCTAAAATTTTAGGGGACCCACTTGATAATAGCGATAGATACTATAAAACGAAGGCAAAACTAGTTTCTTGGTTGAGTGTAGGTTATACTAATACTTTAATATGGCACGAAGTGACCGATGATATGAGGGCGGATTGGAAAATATTTCAAACCAACAGCCTTGCGGTGTGCGAAATGTCGATCGAAAGCTTAACTGATGTTTTTGGAGTGTTCGATGAGTATGCGCGTGACGAAATTTCTAACATTGCTGCGCTGAGTAAGCTCCAGACTATTGACCAGAATTTTAACGAGGGGATTAAAGGAAAGGTGAAAACGGTTGACAAAGCACTGCAAGATTTTAAATTTGCACTAGTTGAACAAACATTTAAGTAAACGAGGGCGATCACACTTGATCGCCCTCGTTTACTAGTAATCGTTATTCTTTCGGTATTGCGACCAGTTCCAAACCAAGTTCATCGAGAATACGTTGCCAGTTCTCAGGCACGCGACCCACGTTGCCGTTGAGGAGCTTCGCTAGGGCGGGCTGAGTCAGCCCCGTCTTTTTGGCGAGTTCTGTTTGCGTCAGCTGGCGTTCTTTCATGCGCGCCTTCGCCGCTGCGCGTACCTGCTCGTTCATCCCGGTCATCGTATCACCCCACCGATTATTGCAAGGATTGACATAATATGTCAAGAAATGCAATAATGAGGGCACCGAAAGAGGGCAGACGCCCTAGGAAGCAAGCGCCCTCTTCTCGGAACCCAACGGTGAGGTGGATTAATGACAGTCTACGCGCAGCAGTCCTACAAAGTTCCTACTCCCAACCCCGTTCCCCGCTTCCTGGCTGACGGTACTTACATCTTCAGCGAGAGCGACCGTCACGGCAGCACTGAGTACGCCGCCACCGTCCACAGCAGCACCCTCGTCGCCTTCTACATCAACGGCGTCGGCGCTCCCACCTCGCGTCTCCCCGAGATTCAGGCGCGCGTCTTCCAGCGCGTCGTGGGTCACGTCGTGCGCGGCACGGGACTGGCGCTCCTGTGAGCGGGGGCACCCAAGCGGGTGCCCTCCTTCGGAGGTGCACGAACCACCCGGCCCGGCCCGCCGTGCCCTACGTTGACTCCGAAAGCAGCAGCCCCGTCGCCCTGTGCGCGGAATGCATCAGCCAGCGCGTCACATTCGATTCCGCCACGCTCAACCTGGTCAACATGCTCGCCTTCACGGTGGACGGTTGGGAGTTCGTGTGGGGGCAACTCCTCCCACCCGATCAGATCGCTGCCGTCATCCAACGTGCCAGCGAACGCCTCAGCACCCGCAACCACGAGTGGGAGGGCCGCGATGAGGCGTGAGCAGGTCAACCGCACCCACCGCGCCCGCGCCCGTAAGCGCGGCGCACCTGGTGCATTCACGGACGTAGACGTGAACGCCCGGCTCATCCGTCAGGGCGGCAAGTGCCACTACTGCCGCGCGCCCTTCCGCCTCGACACCCGCTTTCAGATCGACCACTTCATCCCCATCGCGAAAGGAGGCAGCAACCATGCGTGCAACATTGTTCTCGCATGCCCTGACTGCAACCAGCGCAAGGGGGACAAGCTCCCTCACGAGTTCATGCCCGAACGCTTCCAGACGGGGTGCCTCCGTGACTGCTAAGCCATGCTTGGTATGTCAGGAGGTCAAGGCGTTCAGCGAGTTCGACCGGGTGAAGAACGGCGACAAGTACGGGCTGAGCGGTAAGTGCAAGGCGTGCCGTCGTGAGTACATGCGCGAGTACGTCGCGCGTGAACGGGCCACGAACCCCGAGCGTAACCGCGCGCGCGCTCGTGCGTGCTACCACCGCAACGCCGACACTTACCGAGCGAAGCAGCGCGAGTACACCCGGCAACACCCTGAAGTCTTCGTAGCGAAGTCGGCCCGCCGTCGTGCGCGCATCTCGGTCAACGGCGGGCACTTCACCCCGCGCGACGTGACCGTGCAACTGGAACGGCAAGCGCATCTGTGCTTCTACTGCGCGGACCCGCTCGTGCTCGAAGGGGAGGGTAAATACAACGTGGACCACTTCATTCCGCTCGCGCGTGGCGGCACCAACGGACCGAACAACATCGTGTGTGCGTGCCCGCCGTGCAACCAGAGCAAGCGGGATAGGTTGCCGTGGGAGTGGATGCCGCACCGGTTCGACTCACCTCTTTAAGCAGTAGAAACTGCAACTCAGTGCTAGAATTTTGGTAGATTCGCGATTTGTGGGGAGAGCGCTGTAGCGTTCTCCCCACAACAGATTGCATGTGTGTTGCATCCCAGGGGCGCGTATATGGGGCAGAGCTAGAGTAGTCCCGACACTATAGTGGGAAACATGGTGCAGGAGCTAGGGGAAGGACACGAGGGAGTACGCGAGGAAGGACACGTCACAGTACCTTCAATGAGAAAGGGAATACCACCGCAGAGCTAAACAAAGAAATCGTAAGTGAATTTGGAGGCCGCAATGCTTGTACCGGGACGATGATAAAGTTCTTATTTTGGAACATAGGTGAGGCATCAATCATAGAACTCCTGTCAATGGTTTCGAAAGAGCGAGAGATTGACGTTTTATTACTCGCGGAATCAACGCTGGATCCAAACGATATAACAATTGCGCTAAATTCAGAATCTGTTGATCCGTATTATTACTCTGAAAATTTCGTCTGCGAAAAAGTTCATATGTTCTCTAAATTTAAGCATACTTTAGTGAAGAACGTTGGTGAAGACTCGCGAACAGTCATAAAACAAATCGACGCACCTGTATTCGGAAGCTTTCTTCTTGTTATTACGCATTTTCCTTCAAAGATGGGTTACAGTGATGTGAGTCAATCAATTGCTGCAACTAGATTGTACGAACTTATTAAGGATGCAGAGTTTAGAACGGCAAATGACAAGACTGTACTTGTGGGTGATCTAAATATGAATCCTTTTGAAAGCGGTGTAGTAGCCGCAGGAGCTCTACATGCTGTCATGACAAGAACGATTGCATCAAAGGCAAGAAGAACAGTATTAGGAGAAGACTACGCCATGTTCTATAACCCTATGTGGAGATTGATGGGAGACGAAACAAGGGGACCGCCAGGAACTATTTATTACAGCAGCTCTGAGCATGTCAACTACTTCTGGAATCTTTTTGATCAAGTACTGTTGCGTCCATCTATTATGGAAAGGTTTAGTGAAAGTAATTTGGAAATAGTTACAAAAATCGGAACAACAAGTCTAGTGACTTCTAGTGGGCTGCCAGACAAATCAAACATTTCGGACCACTTGCCGCTCTACTTCGTTCTAGAATAGGAGAATTATGAAAGATCTGTGGCCAGAGGACATTGGTAGATCGCTAGTTAAACCTCCAAAAGTCATCCTTGAAGAGCAAGGATCCATTCTAGCATCAAGGACCACTGGAATCGTTCAGGCTGTGGTTGATGTGCTAGATAATAGTGCCTACAAGCAATTTTACGGAAAGGTAATCGGAGAAGAAGATACGGAGTTCCTATTTAGGTACAGTTTGTACGCAGCTGGATTAAGCTATAGAACGCCAATAATATTGATATCGCACTCCATTGCGCTATATCCTGTACATATTTTCATTGATGGTGGCGCAGAAGATGAGCGGCGATACACTGATGCCGGATTTGAAACTCACATCTATTTTATGGGGGATCAGGAGAGCGTCGCCGCCACAGCAGAAAGTGCCGAAGATTTTGAGCGTGCTCTGGCAATTGCATTCTCAAACAGAAAGGTGGGGAAAATCATAAACTCACTAATTTCTCAATCGGTGTAACCAATCAACAGAAAGAGGCGCGCATTAAGCGCGCCTCTTTCTGTTACGGCCTTCTTATCTTTGGGGGGTGTTGAGCATGACTAACGAAAAAGAAGTTGTTGAGAAGCGCATCGCCGGCATCACCAAAGCCGAGTTCGAGCAGCTGCAGACGAAGCACGGCGACCGCCTGGAGATCCTGTCGCTCGGCCCGGACGACACGGACGTCATCGTGCGTCCCCCGAGACGCGCGGAGTACGACCGGTACGTGCTGGAGCTCGCGAAAGGCAAGGCCCGCCCGGACGTCGCGCTGGCCGCCGGCACGAAGCTCGTGAAGGCCTGCCTCGTCGTCCCGACGGAGAAGGTCTTCGACGACCTGCTGGAGAAGTACCCGGCGATGGGGGACCAGTACAGCGAGGAGGTCCTGAAGCTCATCGCGGCGGACGCCGAGGTGCAGCGCAAAAGCTTTCGATGAGGAGTGGACGGCGCTCAAGCGCGAAGCGCGCGGCGGGGACCTCGGACGGCTCTCCGCGTGCCTGCTGGCCTTCCAGCATGGCGAGCGGGACGACGACGGGTCGTTCACGATTCGGGCGCAGCTTGGCGCGGCGTGGATGGCGCAGGTCACGGCGCTTCAGTTCCAGTTCTTCACGCAGGACAGCAAGGAAGGGAGGTGACGAGTGGCGAGAGGTGTGCAGTTCGTCCTGAGCATGGTGCAGCGCGTCACGGGTCCCGCGAACGCCGTCCTGGGCCGCCTCAACCGGATCAATCAGGCTGTGGCGCGCACGGGCGGCGGGTTCGGTGGGCTCGCGCAGCAGGCACAGCTCGGCGCGCAACGGGTGGAGCGTGCCTGGGCGGTCGTGGAGCGCCGCTTCAACAGCGTCAGCGCCTCGTGGGGTCGCCTGCAATCCCTGGGCCTGCGGCTCGCGGGAGGACTCGCCGCCGGGACGGGCCTCGCGCTGCTCGGCAAGCAGGTGCTGGACGCGGCAGGGGGGAGGGAAGCGCAGCTGGAGAGTCTCAGCGCGCTCCTCAAGACGCGTGACCAAAACCGCATCCGCAGCGCCGCCGACGTCATCGGGCGCTTCGCGGACGAGACGCCCTTCACGGATCAGCAGGTCGTCGCGAGCTTCAAGCAGCTCCTCGGGTACCGCTTCTCGTTCGCGCAGACGCGTGGGCTCGCCCGCATCGTCGGTGACGCGTCGAGCGCCCTCGGGGACGACCCGAACGACGCGGCCATGCGCAATCAGGTCATCAACCGCGCGCTCGGGCAGATCAGAGCGAAGGGCCGCCTGCAAGGTGATGAGGTCGCGCAGCTTCAGGAGGCGGGCGTCAGCGTGAACGATTACCTCGCGCGGGCGTTCGGACCGAACTACCGTGACCTGCAGGAAGCCGGACGGATCAGCGGCGCCGCCGCCATCAAGGCCATCACCGAGGGTCTCCAGTCGGACTTCGGCGGCGCGATGGACCGGCAGGCCCGCACGTTGTTCGGTCTCGTCAGCACCCTTCAGTCCCGCCCGGCGCGTCTGTTCGGGGAGCTGAGCGATCAGGGTGGCCTCGCGCCTGTCAAGGCGTTCCTCTCGAATCTCGTGGACCTCACGGACTTCAGCCGTCCGCCCGGCAGCCGCATCCGGGACCGCGCGACGGCCAGCATGAAGCGCCTCACGCAGGCGCTGTTCGGACCGCTCGCCGCGGCGACCGAGGGGGACGCGGGCGTGCAGCTCGTGGACCGCCTCCTCGACAGCCTCGACGCGTTCAGCGCGTGGTGGACGCGGCACGGCCCCGTCATCATCGCCACGGTGAAAGGGGTCGGGCAGGGTCTGCTGATGGCCTTCCGGCTCGCGACGCCCGTGCTGGGTTTGATGGACAAGGTGCTCGGCGCGAGCGTCGCAGGTGGCGGCGGGGACGATGAGGACCCGAAGGCGGCCCTGCCCGCGAGCATCCGAGGCATCCTTGACGGTGGTCTCGTCGGCCGCGCCATCGGCCTGATCGGCGGGGTGAAGCTCGGACTCGAAGGACTGAACGTCGCGACGTTCGGCGCGAGCGGCAAGCTCGTCGAGTTCGCCGGGAACGCCGTCACGGGCGCCGTCACGAACGCCCTCAAGGCCCTGTGGACGCGGCTCATGGCGACGAACGTCGCGATGGAGATCATGACGAACCCCGCCGGGAAACTCGCGGGCCTCCGGGTCGTCACCGCCGCGATCTGGGCGCAGGTGACCGCCACGACCGCGCTCGGCGCCGCAAGTGTGCGCACCGCGTACCTCGAAGTCATGACCAACCCGCTCGGCCGCCGGGCGGGCGCCGCCGTCGTCGCGCGTGGCGCGTTCGGGAAGATCGGCGCGTTCCTCGCGGGCATCGGCACGAAATTCATCCGCCCGATGGGTCCGGCGCTCCTGCGGCTTGGCGGGGTATTCGCGCGGGTCGGGGCGGTCATCACGGGCGGCATCGCCGCGCCGCTGCTCGCCGTCGTGGGGGTCGTGTTGACCGTCGCGTCCCTCGGGAAGCTGCTGTACGACCGCTGGAAGCCCTTTCACGATCTCGTGGACCGCATCGGCGCGGTGTGGGCGAGCATCACGCAGGGGCCCGAAGGCACCCGGCAGCGCTTCAGCAACTTCGTGCGGCGCACCGTCGGGGACGGCGTTGCGGACCGGCTCGGGCTCGCGCCCAGCAGCACGTACTTCCAGGGGGGCGGCGCGAGCGCCCGCGCGAGCGGCTACAACACCCGCGTCATCGACGACCAGGCGCAGGGCGCCGCGCGGGTCCTCGCGGAGAAGCTCGCGCGGTCCGGCGGGGACTACTTCGACGACCGCACCGGCGCGATCCGCCGCTACAACGGCTTCGGCGGGAACGCCCGCAACCCCACGTACGTCACGGGGGTGCGCGCCGCAATGGAGGCCCGCCCGTGGATGAACGCGATGCAGACCGCCACGGGACCCCGCGCGGCGGAACTCCAGTACATCAACGCCGCGTTGGAACGCGCCGCGACCGCGCAGGGCGTCAATCCGGACGTCCTCAAGGCCATCGCGTGGCAGGAGAGCAAAGGCTGGCAGCCGGACGCCGTCGCGAGCGATCAGCGCGGCGCGGGCCTTGGTCAGGTCAGCGGGTACGTCCTGCCGCCCAAGACCGCGGAGAACACCGGCGGCATCAACGTCACGAACGTCATCGACGCGCGCGGCAGCAGCAACCCCGCCGAGGCGGAAGCCGCCGCGCGACGCGGCGCCCGGCAGGGCACCCTCGACGCTCTCAGCTCACTCGGTCTGCAAGGAGGGTTCAGCGCGCCATGAGCAGTCCCTTCCAAGATCCAGCCGCGTACGACACCTTCACCCTCCTCGACGGCAGCAAACGCCACACCTTTCCGGGTGTGGCGCGCGTACAGGCGACGCTCAGCCCGGACCTTGACGAGAGCAGCACCCCCGGCGGCGGTGACGCCGTCGCGCAGCTCAACGAAGCGACGGGCGCCGTCACCGTCAACCTCACCATGTGGACGCACGACCAGTGGACGACGTACCAGAGCCGCCTGCAGCTGCTGCGGCGCGGCACGAAGGACGGGCCCGCCGTGTTTACCTGCGCGCACCCCGAGGTGCGGTCCCGCCGGATGAAGCGGCTGTACTTCGCGGGGGAGAGCAGCGAACCCTACACCCCACGTGACGGGTACCGCGCGACCTTGCAGTTCCGCGAGAAGCTCAAGGCGTCCGACAAGGTGCAGGCCGTCGAGGGCGAAGACTCGTACAACTTCCTCAACGGTGACGGCGCCGGAGGTGGCGCGGGCGGTGGGAACGCGCCCGTCAGTGGGGAAGGGCAGAAGCTCGCGCTCGTGGCGCAGCAGAACCTCTTCAACGCCCCGAAGTTGACGCGTGACGGGCGGCACAACACCAGCGAACCCGGCTACTGTGACGCGAGCACGCGCGTCGTGTGGGAGGAAGTGTACGGACCCAGCAACCTCTTCGGCGGCAGCGCGAAGGACACGGAGGGCCGCTTCCGCGCCGCGAACAAGTCCCGCCCGTTTGGCGCGGTCGGCGAGCGCGGCCTGCAGGCGGGCGACATCGTCTTCTACGGAGGCGACCCCAGCGGGTTCGGGCATGACGGCGTGTACGACGGGAAAGGCAACGTCATCGGGAACAACCTCGTCACGTACCGCGAGCGAGGCGGGCTGTTCGACGCGGCGGGCCGCCCCACCGGGTACGACAAGTTCGGCCGGAAGGTCGACGCGCGCGGCGCGGTGCCGCTGTACAAGCTCGGGACGCCCACCAGCGTCGGACGTCCGTCGTTTGGTCCCGAGGTGGGCCGTGGCCTCACCGGACCCGGCGGGAAACCCTACCAGGGCCCGCCGAAACCCGTCACGATCCCGAAGCCCAGCGACAACCCGCCCGGAGTGCCCCGCTGATGGCGCACCTCACCATGAACGGTCGTACCGTGCTGAGTGCGGAGATCGACCTGCCCCTCACGGGCCGCTGGAGCGCCAACCTCACCCTCGAAGGCACGAGCGTACCCGAGCGAGGCGCGCGGGCCGTCCTGACCTTCGAGGATGGGCCCAGCATGACCGGCACGATCGAACGGCCCGGCCCACGTGGCGGGTTCGTCGGAGTGCGCGTCAAGGGCGGCGCGGGCGGCCTGGACCGCACGGTCGGCACGCGGTTCTACCGGGATATTCCCGCGCGGACCGTCGCGGAGGACCTGCTGCGCGACAGCGGCGAACGGCTCGGCACGGTCGATCTGCCCGGCACGCTCACGTACTGGGTGCGGCCGGAAGGCACCGCGAGCGAACTGCTCGCCGCGCTCCTCGCGCGTACCCCGGAGCGCACGTACCGCGTGCTGCCCGACGGGCGCGTCAGCGTCCTCGTGGACGACTGGCCCGACCACACGCGCGAGCTGCAGGTCATCCACGAGAATCCGGACGCGGGCGTGTACCTGTGCTCGTACGACCCGACCGTGACGCCCGGAACGCGCGTCACGATGCGGCGCGGCCTGGACGTCGTCGCGAAACGCGCGGCGCGTGTGCGGCACCTCATCGGCGACACCCTCCGCACGGAAGTCACGACGGGGGACGGCGTGGACGTCGCCACGCGAGGCCTCACGTACCTCGCCCGGCAGGCGCTACGGCACACCGACTACCACGCGCTGTTCCCCGCCACGGTCATCACCGATCACGGGGATCACACCGTGGATGTCCGCGTGGACGTCGCCGGATGGCCGCAGCTCGTCAGTGTGCCGCTCCTCGTGCGGCTCCCCGGGATTCGCGTGCGGGTCAAGGCGGGCAGCGCCGCGCTCGTGTCGTTCGAGCAGGGTGACCCCGCGAGACCCCTCGTGGAGGTCCGTGACAGCGGCGCGCTGGAGTACGTCCAGTGGCGCACGGACGGCGGGCAACTGCTCGAACTGAGCGATCAGGGAGGCACCGCCCGCCTCATCGCGACCGGCACCCTCACCGTGGACGCGGGCGTCGTGAACGTCGGGCCGAGCGCCACCGTCAACGTCGCCGGAGGTGGTCCCGGCATCGCCCGCCTCGGGGATGAAGTGACCGTCGCCGTGCCCACGCATGGGCTGTGCGTCGGCACGATCACCAAAGCGTCCAGCAAGGCCTTCAGTGGCTAGGGAAGGAGGCAGGCATGCCCGACTTCGGAACGGACCTCCAGACGCGGCCCTTCACGGGCGCGCACGTGTCTGGCCTCGACAACCTCAGGGCCGCCGTCGCGCGTCGCCTCATGACGCCCATCGGCGGGCTCTTCTACGACCCCTCGTACGGCAGCAGTCTGCTCGACTATCTCGGCGAGGGCGTCGAGAACGCCAATGAACTCGCCGCGACCCTCGAAGTGGAACTCGAGGAAGACCCCCGGATCCGCGACGCCACCATCACGCCCGTCGATGTGACGCTGCGGCGCGTGACGTTCGACGTGCATCTCGAAACCGCGCTGGGGCCGTTCGACCTCGTCGTCAGCGCGGACCTCGCGCAGGGCGCGCTCACGCCCACCGTGGAGGTGAGCGCGGCGTATGGCGTTGGCTGACCTGTTCCGAGCCCGTGACCGCGACCAAGTGAAAGCCAGGATGCTCAGCGTCCTCGCGGCGGGCGACCTCACCATGACCGCCACGGACTACCTGCCCGGCAGCACGGTCCGCACGCTGCTCGAAATCGAAGCGGAAGCGGTCGCGGACGTCGAGCGGACTGTCGCGGCGCTCGCCGCGAGCGGCTTCCTCGCCACCGCCGCCGGAGAGTGGCTCGACGCGTACGTCGACAGCGAGTACGGCAACCTCGTCCGTCAGGCCGCGCTGTTCACCGTCGGACGCGTCACCCTCACCGCCGCGCCCACCAGCGGCCCCTACGACATCCCCGCCGGAGGGCTGTGGGTCGGGACGCTCAGCGGACTCAAGTACGTCACGACTGAAGGCGGCGTGCTCCCGCAGGGCGGCGAGATCACCCTCGGCGTGCAAGCCGAGAGTCCCGGCAGCGCGTACAACGTGCCCGTCAGCGCGATCCGCGTGCTGCACACGCCACTGCCGGGCGTCACGGTCCGCAACCTCACCGGGTGGCTCACGAGCGCCGGACGGGACCGCGAGAGTGACGACAGCCTCCGCGCGCGCGCCCGGGGACGCTGGCCGGAGCTCGGCAGCGGCGCTACACGTGGCGCGTACGACGCGTGGGCGCGCAGGCGTGACGACGGGCAGGACAGCGCCGTCACGCAGGTCCGCGTGCTCGACCAGCACCCACGCGGGCAGGGCACCGTCGACGTGATCCTGTGGGGTGAGGGCGGCATCGGCACCGCCGACGTCGCCGCGGCGCGCGCGTACATCGAGGCTCGCCGTCCGATCAACGACGACGTGCAGGTGTACGCCGCGACCGCCCGGAACGTCACGATCGCCCTCACGCTGTTCGCGCCCGGCGCGGACCACGCCCGCATCGAGGGGGAGATCACCACGAACCTCGCGGCGCTGCAGCGCGACACGCCCATCGGTGGGGTGCTGTACCGCAGCGCGATCATCGAGGCGGCCATGACGCCCGCCGGGATGGTCGACGCGACCCTGCCCGCCGCGTTCACGGACGTCACGCTCGGCACCGCCGAGGCGGCCGTGCTGACGCCCTCGTTCACCTGGCGAGGTTGACGTGCGCCGCTACCAGCAGTTCGCGGTGAACCTCGCGCCGCGCGACCTCAAGGACGAGGGCGGCCTGCGACACCTCGACGCGGCCACCCTCCCGCTCGACGACGTCGAAGCGCGCGCTGTCGCGGCGCTCCTCACCCGACTCCTGAAGTACGCCCCGGACGCGGCGCTCGAACTCAAAGGGTACGAACGTGGCCTCGAACGGTACCCGGGCGAGTACACGGAAGCGTACCGGCAACGCGTCCTGAACGCCTGGGCGTTCTGGGAAGGGGCGGGTACCGTGCCCGGCATGATGCGCGCGCTCGAACACCTCGGGTACGGCGTGCGACTCGGGCAGCTCGAAGCGAGTGCCGAGAACGTCCTCGTGAGCGGCATCCTCGCCGCGACCGACACCAGCGTCACGCTGCGGCCCGTCAACGGCGACGCCGCGCGTGACAGCAGCTTCAGCGTCACGGTGAACGGCCGGACCTTCACGTTCGACACCGTCATCTTCGACGAGGACTTCCGGTACTACCAGCAGAACCCCACCCGCATCGTCGAGCACGGCCGGGACGACCAAAGCATCTGGGCTGAATTCTCGATCTTCCTCACGCCGACCCAGCCGATCTACACGACGGACGCGTGGAACGACGGCAGCACGTGGGACGCGCCGGGCGACACGAGCCTGTGGGACGTCACGCTCGGCCCGCTGGAACCGCGCCGCATCGTCAACGTCATCAACCTCGTCAAGCCCGCCCGGAGCCGCCTGAAGCACCTGTACCTCATCCCGAAGCCCAGCACGGACTACTGGGACGACCAGACCACCTGGAACGCTCCCGGAGATAACTCCGTCTGGGACGGCGACCTGCCCATCGACCTCCTGACCCTGATCTGAGGTGATCGACCATCGCGAAGAACCTGACTGCCAACGGCACCACGTGGACGCCCACGATCAGCGTGCCCACCGCGGGTGACCCCCGCAACGTCTACAACAGCATCGAAGCGCCCGTGCAGGTCCTGTGGAACAACCAGAACTACCTCAAAACGCAAGTCGAGGCGCGCGAAACGCCCGCAGGCGCGCAGGCCAAGGCGAACCAGGCGCTCGCGGACGCGAAGACCTACGCGGACGCGAAGGTCGGAAGCATTCAACAGGAGACGCCCGTCACGATCCGCGACAAGCTCGTGCAGGCGGACGGCGCGAACAGCGGCATCGACGCGGACCTGCTCGACGGTTTCCACGCCAGCTACTTCGCTTCTCAGGCTGCGTTCGCCGGGCACAACCACGACGATCGCTACGCCCTCGCGCCCGGCCTGCGCGTCACCAAGCTCACCATCACGAACGGCGCCATCACGGACGCGCGCGGCTTCCTCGCGGGACAAGTGAGTGTCGTCACCGCCGATCCCGCCAACGGATACACGGAACTCAACTTGCCCGTGCAGAACACGAACTTCGTCGCGTTCGTGCAGATCCGGCAGAACCCGAACCTGCCGATGACCAGCGACTGCACGTACTCCGGAACCCGTGTCGTCGTGCGACTGCGCCGACTCGACGGACAGAACACTCTCTTCGGCGGGACGTTCGACCTGCTCATCGTTTCTTACTGAGGTCCCTCATGGCTGACTACGAAGTGCTACGCGCTCGCGCGTTGCAGACGTCGCTCGAAGCGGCCGAAGTGGCACGCACGGGCGCGGACACCGCCCGCATCGCCGCTGAGGCCGCTACGAAGAACGCGACCACGCAGGCGCAGGCGGCGCAGGCCCAGGCGATCGCCGCGCAGGGATCGCCGCGCAGGCCGCCGCAGACTACGCTCGCGCGCAGGGCCAGCTCGCGGAGGCCGCGAGCAAAGCCGCCGGGGTTGGCGTGCTCAACACGCAGATCAACAGCGCCGGTGACCTCATCGTCACCCTCACGGACGGCAGCGTGAAGAACGCCGGACCATCACGCGGCACGCCGGGCAAGGGGATCGCCCTCACCACCATCAACGACGCGGGCGACCTGATCCTCACCCTGACGGACAACACGCAGCAGAACGCGGGCCGCGCGCGCGGACGGGATGGGACGGACGGACTGCCCGGCACGCCCGGCACCGTCCGACGTGTCGGGGACGCCGCGCCGGACAACGCCGTCGGACGGGACGGTGACCAGTACGAACGCAGCAACGGTGACGTGTTCGTCCGTGAAAACGGCGTGTACGTCTACAAGCACAACCTCAAGGGGCAGAAGGGCGACCAGGGTGAGCCCGGCCTCAAGCCGCGCGGAGTGTGGAGTGCCGCTACGACGTACGCCGTGAACGACAGCGTCAAGCTCGGCGGCTCGACGTTCCGCGCCCTTCAGACGCACAGCGGGCAGAGCCCCAGCACCGCTGCTCCGCCCGTGGACACGGCCTACTGGGAAGTCGTCGCGGCGCGCGGCACGGACGGCGTCAAGGGAGACCCAGGCCTCGTGCCGCGCGGCGCGTGGAGCGCCACGACCACGTACGCCGTGAACGACACCGTGAAGCTGAACGGCTCGACGTTCCGCGCGTTGCAGGCGCACACCAACCAGAGCCCCAGCACGGCGGTCCCCCCGGTCGACACGGCGTACTGGGAGGTCCTGGCCGCGCGCGGCGCGGACGGCACCGCCGGGACGCCCGGCGCGAACGGCAACGCCTTCCCGCGCGGCACGGGCGGCACGTTCGGCGTCGTGCACCGCACGGCGGGCACCGTCTGGGCGAACAGCACGCCCGCGACAGGAGACGTGCTGCTCACGTGGGGCTTCCTCGACGCGTCGGGCGCCGTCGTGAAGCCCGGCTCTCCTGCCGACGTGACCGGGCAGAACCTCGCGCCGAACACTGTGTACTACCTGACGAACACCACCCCGAACATCAGCCCCGTCCCCACCACGGGCATCCCCGCGGCGGCACTCTCGGGCGCGGTGCTCGTCGTGGGCCGCACCACTGCCGACGTCGACGCGAACGGCAAAGCGACCGTCATGATGACCCTCCCGAACGTCCCCTCGTTCCCCGAGGTCACCGTCACGACGTACGACTTCTCCACGAATCAGGACGCGTCGTTCACCATCGCCGTCAACCCGAGCGGCGCGACGGGCACGCACACCACCGCGAACGGCCGCAAGGTCCTCACCCCGACCGTCAACGTCACGAACAACGTCAGCATGCGCGTCAACGGCAGCTTCACGGGCGTGGAGATCCGAGGGAAGCTCACGAAGAACTCGGCAGGGCAGGGCCGCACGTACAGCGCGTTCGGGCTCGGCATCTCCGGCGCACTCGTCGAGCAGGACGCCGCCGGGTCCGGCGCGTGGTGGTGGACGGTGCCCGCCGCGGGCTTCTACATGGAGATGGGCGGCACCACCGCCAGCCTCACGGAACGCCGCACCGGCCCGGAGTCCCTCACGCGCCGCGTCACCAACATCGCCCTCCCGACGGACGCGGACACCGTCGACCACACGTACGGCCTGTTCCTGGAGAACGGTGCGGTCGTGTTCTACATCGACGGCGTGAGCAAGGCCTCGTGGAACGATCCGCTGGCCGTCGCGGCGTTCGCGTTCGCCAGCCAGGGCTCCTACGTCGGCGGTGGCGGCGGCGTCATGGACCTCGATTACTTCGCCGTGAGGTCCTGACATGCCGCTCGACCCGACGAAACAGCTGTACATCGGCCTGAACAAGTACGGGATCATCGGGCCAGTCCGAGGGAACCCGAGCGTGTATTTTGTCCGGAAGAATGGGAAGCTCGTGCGGGGACGCGCCGCGAACGCGGAGGCGGACGCGGAAGCCGCCGTGTTCGACCTGCGTAAAGGCCGCGAGTCCCGCAAAGTCGCGAGTCCCATCGTGATCGGCACGCGCCGCCCCCGTGACCCCGCGCAGCTCCCCTGGCACGGCACGCTCAACATCACCAGCGACAGTCAACTCACGGACGGCAGCATCCCCGGCTCCACCGTCCTCACGGACGGCAGCGTCGTCATCACCGGCCGCAACTACCGCAGCGACACGCCCGGCCAGCCCGCCGTGCGCATCGCGGCGGGCATCACCCGCAAGGTCACGTTCCGTCAGGGCGCCATGCTCGGCTACGGACAGAACGCCGGGAACGGCGCCATCGCCATGCTGTACGGGCACGGCAGCAACAACGTCCGCCTCGAAGACCAGCTGCACTTCTCCGGGCAGCCGGGCGGCGGGTACGACGGCGCGCTGCCCGCCTACGCCGTCTGCCTCGTCAACGGCAGAGGCTTCGAGATGGTGAACAGCGAGACGTACCGCACGCGCGGCGTGTTCCTCTCGAACTGGGACAGCCTCAACACCAACAACAGCCCCACTCTGCGCGGCGTGTATCAGGAGAACGTCGACGGGCGCCGCGTGGACAGCCTCGGGAACTGGCGCGCGACGAACGTCCTCGGGCAGGACTACATCGCCGCGACGTTCTACCAGATGGCCGACGCGCGCAGCGTCCGCGCGCCCCTCATCGAGTACTGCCGGATGTACAACGACCCCGTGTACGGCGCGCAGGTCGAGGACGTGATCTCGCACGTGCACACCGCCTGCCACCCCCTGTACCCGGGGCTCGTGCAGCTCTGCCTGTGGGAGAACGGCCTGGTGTACTCGCCCGGCTTCGACGGCACGCAGGCGCTGTACGGCGCGGGCGCCGACGGATGGAGGAGAGCGTACAGCGGCACGCTCGGCAACGCCTCCGACGGCGTGAACTGGAACGCCGTCGCGCGCACCGCGGACACCATGCCGAGCAACATGGAGTTCCGGGATTCGTGGCACCTGACCGGCATGAACGGCGGCGTGTCGATCTCGTCAGGCAACCGGAACATCCTGCGCCGCTGCAAGGTCATCAACGTCGGCTACTTCCGCAGCAAGCACCCCAGCGGCTACACCCGCATCGCGCGCATCAACCCGAGCGTCGGCATGACGCAGCCGATCATCGTGTGGGATCAGGGGCCCAACAGCGACCCGAACTACACCCGCAACGACCCCGCGTACTGGTACGGCAACATCGTCGACAGCTGCACCGTGGGCTGGTGGGACGCCAACGCGGACGGGACGTTCCAGCGCTCCAACGGCTTCTTCGCGAGCCCCTACACCCGACAGGGCGCGGACATCCTCCTGCCGACCCCCACCAGCATCGCCGCCGCCCTGCAACTCATCGACGACTACCGCGCCGAAGCCGTGAGCGCCCTCACCAGCGGTGGCCGCGTGATCGGCAGCGCCGTGTGACGCACGCCGCCACGGTCAGCTAGGAGGCCCATGGACGACAACATCACCCGCATCGTCGCCTTCGCGTCCGCCCGGCAATCCCTCCTCGACGGCGCGGACTGGGGCGCGATCCTCTGGGCGCTCGCATGGGCCACCATCGTCAGCGTCGCGAAAGTCATGCGAGACCGCCGCGCCAGCGCGCACACCGGCGAGGACCCCCGGCGCCTGCAGGACGTCTGGCCCGAGATCGTGCTCGGCAGTGTCGTCGGGAGCCTCGCGCCGTTCGCGCTGGAGCTCTTCCGGCCGCAGTGGGCGACGCTCTCGGGCGTCACCATCGCCGCTGCCGTGGGTGGATTCATCGGCGTGCGCGCCCTCGACTGGGCGCAGCTGTTCGCCCTCTCCCGCGCCGAGCAGCTCACCGGCCGTCGAGGGCCCAACCCACCCAACCCGCCCCCAACGTCAGGAGGAACCGATGCGCCGTAAACTCACGGACTTCGCCCGAGCACAGGTGCCCCACACTGCCCCCGACTGGACGACCGCTCACACGGTCGTCCTCGTCATTCTCGTCGCGCTCGTGCTGCTCGTCGTGCTCACGGGTGACGCGGTCGCCGACATCGCCTCCATCCCTGTCGCGTCACAGGTGTGGCTGCTGCGCCTGTTCATGACGATCGGTGGGCTCGCCATGCTCAACCTCCTGGTCGTCCGCGACCTCCCCTCCACCCGCTTCATCGGCTACACCCTCATCGCTGTGGGGATCCTGCTGACCGTCGCGCGCAACGACTGGCAGACCGGCGCGCCCCTCACCCTCGGCGTCGCCGTGATGTTCGGCGGGCTCCTCGTCGAGATGCTCGGCATCACGTTGCGCCCGACCCTCACCGAGCAGAACCGCATGCTCAAACGCGACCTCGCCGCCGCACGTGACGCGCTCAACGCGCGAGAAGCGGACGTTTACCGCTGGTCGGTCATCGCGGAAGCACAAGCGAAGAAGCTCCGCGAACACGGCCTGCCGACCAACCTCCCGGAGGACCACCCATGAGTCTGTTCGACGAATGCCTCACCCTCGTCCTCGGTCACGAAGGCGGTTACGTGAACGACCCGTTCGATCCCGGCGGGGAGACCAACTGGGGCATCAGCAAACGTCAGTACCCGAACCTCAACATCCGCGCCCTCACCCGCGAGGACGCCGCGCGCATCTACCGCCGGGACTACTGGGACGCGATGATGTGCGACACCCTCCCGCCCGGCCTCGCGCTCTGCACGTTCGACACCGCCGTGAACAGCGGCATCGGCCGCGCCGGACAGTTCCTCGCGGGCGCCGGGAACGCCGCGGACTTCATGGCGGCCCGCCTGGACTTCCTCACGCGGCTCGACACCTGGCCGCGCTTCGGCAAGGGCTGGGCCCGCCGATGCGCGAAGGTGCTTCAGCAGGCCAGCAACCTCGACCGGAAGTACGCGCCGCCACCACTGCCCGTGGAGCCCAGCACGCCCCGCCGGGCGCTCCTCCTCGACGACGGGCGCGGCGTGTGGCAGGACGTCACCGGGCAACGCGTCGAAACCGCGAATGTCGTCGTGAACGACACGCAGGCCGTCACGCGTGTCCGCGTCGTCACGAGGAGGTGACGCGTGCAGCAACTCCGCGGGTACCTGCAGAGCGTCGACGCGTACGCCACCATCACCATTCCCGACACGCTCCCGCTCGCGGTGACCGACACGGCCCGCATGCAGCTGCGCCAGACCCTCAAGGGCGGCGTGATCGACACGCTCACCACGGAGAACGACCGCATCCGCATCGAAGGGCAGGACGTCATCCTCGACTTGCCTGGCGAGCGGAGCGCCCTGTACGCCGTGCGGTTCAAGACGGTCGTGCAGCCCATCTTCCGTGACGACGGCACACCCGGCACGGCCCGCGTGCCCGGCTTCAGCCTGCTCGGACGGCTCATCGTCACCGAAGCGGGCGGCCGGGACCGCTTCGGCCTCGACCTCGAAATCATCTGGAGCGCCAGCGCCACCCGGGGACCCGCATGACCGACCCCACCAAGACGCTCGCGCAACTCGACGTGATCGTCAGCACGCCACGCGTCATCACCGCCGTCGTGCAACCCCAACCGCCGCCCCTCGTCGCGGCGATCGCCACGGCAGGTCGTACCTCCCCGAGCGTCACGAACGCCTCGTACCTCCACAACCAGGCCGTCCCGTCGGACGTGTGGACCATCAACCACAACCTCGGGTTCAAACCGCTCGTGCAGGTCTACACCCTTGGCGGCGTCGAGGTGGACGCCGAAGTGCAGCACCTCAACTCAAATCAGGTTCGCGTGTCGTTCGTCATTCCTCTCGCGGGCACCGCCCGACTCGTCTAGGAGACCACCATGCCCAGGCAGATCCTCAGCAACCTCGACTTCAACAACGTCGCCCGCATCGTCAACCTGCCCGCCGCAACCGCCGCCGGGCAGCCCGCCACGTTCGAGCAGCTCAACGCGCTCGTCGAGCAGAACGCCTGGAAGGACGAAGCGCGCGTCTACGTCGGCACGAACATCAACCTCGCCGCGCCCGGCGCGAGCCTCGACGGCGTGACGATGGCGAACGGCGACTCGTTCGTCGCGGGTGGGCAGACCGTCGCGAGCGAGAACGGCATCTACGTCTACAACGGCGCCAGCACGCCCGCCACGCGCCGCGCGGACGCCAACACCGGCGCGGAGCTCGTGAGCGCCTTCGTGCCGATCGCGGAAGGCACCAGCGCGGGCGTCGTGTTCCGGCAGACGGCCATCAACATCACGCTCGGCACGACGAGCGTCGGGTTCGTCACGGCCTTCCAGAACGCCGCCGCCGCGAGCACCACCACGGCGGGCGTCGCGCGCTACGCCACGCAGGCCGAAGTGGACGCGGGCACCGTCTCGACCGCGACGGTCACGCCGCAGACGCTGAACAACTGGGCGGGCCGCAAGCGCAAGGCGAACGGCACCATCGGAGACGCGAGCGCCACCCAGTTCACGGTCACGCACAACTTCAACACGCGGGACGTGCAGGTCGAGGTGTACCGCAACGGCACCCCCTGGGACACGGTGCTGTGCGACGTGGAACGGCCTGACGCGAACAGCGTCATCCTGCGCTTCGCGGCGGCCCCGACCGCTGCGCAGTTCGCCTACGTCATCCTCGCGTAACGGAGGCGACCGTGGAGCACCTCGGCACTCGCACCACCCCTGCCGCTGTCGCGTCCCGGCAGGACACCCAGGCCGCGCAGGACGGCCGCGTCCGACTCGACACCCTCTACCGCTGGCGGGCCGCCATCGCGGACCTCGACGGGGGCGCCAGCACGAAGTACAGCGTGTGCGTCGTCGGGGACAGCATCACTGAAGGCGCCATCGCGGGCACGACGACCGCCGACTACCGCGATAAGGGCTTCGTCGGACGGCTCCGCGCGTACCTCGCGGCGAGGTACGAGGACGTCGGTCAGGGCTTCATCGCCGCGTACTACCCCTTCGACTACCCCCAGTGGTCCTACACCGGGACAGGCTGGGGTTTCCACGCCTCGTTCGGCGTGGGGGGCCGCAGCCGCTTCACGTCCACCGCGAACGACGCCGCGAGCGTCACCTTCACCGGGACGGGCTGCGTCATCTCATTCATCCGAGGTGGCGTGACCGGCAACGTCCGCGTCACCATCGACGGCACGGTCTACGCCACGGTGGACACCTACACGTCCGGCGCGGTGGACAACTACTGGAACTACACCGTCAGTGGGCTCAGCGACGGCCCGCACACCCTCACCCTCACCAACCTCGGCACCAGCACGGCCGGCGGCGCGGCGGGCAACAGCCTGTACTTCAACGGCCTCACGCCCGTCCGGGGCGCGCGCGGCGTGATCGTCCACAACATCGGCAGCAGCGGCGCGAAGGCCAGCACCCTCACGCCCGAGGCGTACCTGCAGGCGGAACTCCAGCAGTTCGCGCCGACCCTGACGATCATCGCGCTCACCGCGAACGACTACACGCAGCAGACGGCCATCGCGACGTACACGGCGGAACTCACCACCCTCGTGAACCGCGCGAAGACCTACGGGGACGTGCTGCTCGTCGCGAACGGCGCGCGCAGCGTCATCACCGGGCAGACCATCCCACAGGCCTCCTACGTCGCGGCGATGCGCGCTGTGGCGGACGCGACGGGCGTGGCGTTCGTGAGCCTCGTGGACCGCTGGGGCGGCGGCCCGAACGCCGTGACGCTCGGGTACCTGAACGCGGACGGCCTGCACCCGAACGTGAAGGGTCACGCGGACCAGGCGAACGCGCTCGCCGCGATCCTCCTCGACGTGCCGGTCCGACCCAACCCCATGACACGTGTCACGGACCGCAGCATCACGCACCTCACCGCGGACGTCACGAACACCACCACCACCCTCGCGGACGTCCGAAGCGACTTCACCCAGACCCTCGAACCCAACGCCACCTACCGCGTCGAGTTCTACGTGCCTTACTCGACCGCCGCGACCACGACCGGGATCGGCCTGACCCTCACCACGAGCGCCGCACCGACCCTGCTGACGGGCAGCGTGGACATCGGCGGGGTCGCCGCGAACGGCACGGCCAGCATCTACTCCGGCGCGATCACCGCGAGCGCCGTGACCGTCGCGAGCGCCGCCGTGGCCGCCGCGAATACGATCTACATCGCGCTCGTCACGGCTGTGATTCGCACGGGCGCGTCGAGCGTCACCGTGCGGCCACAGTTCCGCAGCAGCGTCGCCGGGTCCGGCGCGACGATCCGGGCGGGCGCGCACCTCGAACTCACCCGCGTCGCCTGAAACTTTCAGGCCTGAAAATTCAGCCCACGCCCAACCGACACCATAGGCGAAGCCTCACAGGTAGGAGCTTCCTGTAGTGTCGGTGCCCTCAACACGGTCCGCCGCGCCCCACCCGGGCGCCCTTCAAACCCCGTCCAGAGCGCATGGGACATGTCCCATGCGCTCGCCCTTGTGGAGGACCCATGGACACAACCGGCAAGCAGCTCCTCGACCTGGTCGAAGCGGGCCTCAAGGCTCGCGCGGACCTGCGCACCGCCCGGCACACGGACGCCGAACGGCAGCGCGTCACCGACACCGAGGAAGCCCTCACCCGCTTCCTCACCGCCCTTCTCACCCCGGAGGTTCCGCATGAAGACGCACCCCTCGATCTGTGACACTCCGCTCGACCTCGCGTACCTGCGCGAGCGACTCCTCGTGCTGCTCCTCGCCCTCACCGTCCTCGCGCTCGGCACCGCCTTCGCGCAGACGCCTGACGAGCTGCTGCGCGGCTTCGACCTCCGCGCGCTCGGCGAGAGCCCCCTCGCGCTGGGCGGCGTGATGCTCCTTCTCATCGCCGCGCAGAAACGCGCCGCGGACCGCCGTGCCGCCGGACCGAACCGACCCGGCTGGACCGTGCACACGTCCCGCCCGTGGTTCTGGTTCGCGCTTGCCGTCGTGGAGTCGTACGTCGCGACGCTCGCGCTGTACCTCCTCGGGTACGGCGGCACGGTCGGCGGCATGACGGTCGTGTGGGGCGTCCTGACGTTCGGCGCGATCTCGTCGCTCGTCGCGGTGGGTCTGCGCGACTACGGCGTGACGCTCTTCGACCGCGTCCGTCCTCGCGGCACCGTCGAGCCGCCCCTCAGCCTCGACCCGCCCAGCAGCCGCGGCGGCATCACCCTCACCGATGACGGGCCCGCCACCGCGCGCACCGGCGACACGATCCGCACGGACGACCGCACCGGGGGAGGGAAGCTGTGATGAAGGAGTTCCTGGAGTTCACCCTGAGCTACGTCTTCCAGCGCTTCGCGGGCGGCAAGGTCCCGCAGGTCGCGCAGGACGCCATCGCCACGCTCCTCGCCGAGTTCCTCGACGGGGACCTGTACATGAAGGCCGACGCTCGATTCTCGTTTCAGGAGCGCCTCGAAGCGGAGCTCCAGCGGAGGGGTCTGTGAAGCACGTTCTCCTGCTCGTCCTGGCCGCGTTCGGCCTGACCTTCACCGCCTGCGCGCCCCGTACGGCCCTCGCGACGGGCGCCGCCGCCGTCCAGCGTGACCCGGGCCTCCTCGTGACCGGCACGTACGACGGCAAGGCGATCCTCCCCTCGGATACGGCCGTGACGTTCCTCAACCGCGCTGCGGAGGCCGCCACAGGTGACCCCAACACGCCAGGCGATCCCCTTGCCCTGCTCGTGACGGGCACGCCCGACCTCACCCCGGACGCGGGCGCCGCGAAGGTGTGCGAGAAGTCACCCGCGCCCGCCCCGGCGGGTTGGTGGCGGTGCCGCGTACCGAACGTCGCCGCGCAGAGCTACTTCACCGTGGCGTTCCAGGCGGGGAAGGTACGTACGGCGTCGCTGAGCTTCTACCGGCCCACCAGTGGACCCCGTCCGATCCTGCTGTTCCTCGGTCCCGCCGGGCAGTGACGGACAAGCTGAGCTTGCGATCTGCATAAGCCGCCAAGCGTGGCAAACTACTGTCGTGCGCCGAGTCGATCCTTCCTTCGTGCTGCTCGTCTTCCTGCTACTGGTTGGCTTCGGCTGTGTCCTCGTGGGTTTCTTGGGACTGCTGCACCTGGTGGCGTGACGTCACGCTCGGCTCTCCCTTGCCCTGGTAGAGCCGCAGGCTCCCGACGCTCAGCGCGCTCACCTCTCCAAGCCGCAGCAGCTTCTCACAGGTCGCGGTCGCCAGGGCCAGCGTGAGCTTCGTCGCTCTCGCAACACCGCTGGCGGTGTCCTTATGACCGTTGATGCTCTGCAGGTGAGCGAGCACGAGCTCCTCGTGTGACCGCTCCACGACGATGGAGGATCGCTCCACGTGCGCGAGGACATAGCCGCCCTCCACCTCGAAGACGCGGCCTTCAAACATCAGCTGTTGGAGCAGGCGACGGGTGTCGTCGTGCCGCATGTTGATGACGATGCTGAGCTTGAGGGACGACGTCAGCCCATGCTCCTTGAGGTGCCCGAGCAGACGCTCGGACGCCGTTGTGTTTGGCGACATGCCTTTCAGCATGCCTTAACAAACCTGACTTGTCTGCCCCCAGAAACCGCCCGGAGCTCATGTTGGAGCCTCATGTCCAGATCACGACTGAGGGACTGAGAAGCACCTCACGGAAAGCACGCGGGAGGCGTGGACTAGCATGGGCGCGCATTCGGAAGGCTTCGCTCTACACTGCCACCACCTTCGCAGCGTTTCCGAAAGAGAGCCCCCATGACCACCACCCGCACGCCCAGAGAACACGCTCGCCTCCTGCTGGTGACGAGCTCCGTCCCTCACGAGCAGCTGCTGCGTGACGTCCTGAAGGAATTCAGCGACACCGCGCGCCTCACGACGGTCGAGCACACCGATCAGGTCCTCGATGTCCTGAAGTCGGAGGGTTGGGTCAATCTGATCGTGCTCGACGTCCCCGAGGAGCAGACCGAGGAGCGCCTCGCGTGGCTCGCGAGCGTCAAGCAGGACGAACGTCACCGCATAATCCCCATCGTCGTCATGTCCTCCCGAGACGACGCCGCGTTCCTGCACCGCACGTACTCGTCGTACGCGACCGCGTGCGTGCTGCGCGCGGACGACCCCCAGGAGTTCCGAGCGGGCATGGTGGCGATGCTCAACCTGTTCCTGCGGATCGCGGTGCTCGCCGATCCCGAGGACGCAGCACGCAACCATTCCAACTCACTGCACCAGTCCAAGTAG